CATATATTTTTCTAAACAACATGTGGGGTTTGAATTTATATTTTTTGCAATAAGATTAATATTTATGCCGTTTCCGGATTTAATAGACGCTCTGCAAAATATAGAAGACGGTTTTATATGCAGATGCAGTGTGTATGGAAAAAGACGACATAAATGAGGCGACCCGACAACTATTATTTAAAAGAGGTTGGGCTAACAGAGTTAAAGGTGACTATTCCCGCGCCTAAAGACGCAGGTTTCTTGGGGCAAGCCCCAAAGTCTGTAGTCCCAGACTCAAAATATTTAAGGAAGCATTGAAATCTCTATGTAGGCGAACATTACAAACAGGGCACTTGTGCCAACGCGTAGCGATAGTTTTCTTTACTATCGTTCCGCACTGGCTGCATCTTTGGCTTGTGTTTCGTGGATCAACTGCTACGATTTCTCTTCCAGCCTCTTCCGCTTTGAAGAAAAGTTGTTGAGCAAATTGATTCCACGCCACATCTGAAATGGACTTTGCCAAATAATGGTTCTTAAGCATAGATACAATATTAAGTTTTTCAATGCAAATTACACTAAATTTATTAACGATTTTCCTAGATTCTTGATGGATAAAGTTGTGTCGTCTATTGGAAATTCTTTCGTAAATACGATTAACAACTTTTTTAGCTTTCTTTCTTTCAGGTGATCCCCTCTTTTGTTTAGACAGTTTTCTCTGAGCTTTAGCGAGATCCTTTTGGTCGAACTTAAAGAAGCGAGGATTCTCTACTTTTTCTTTGGTAGAAAAATATGCGAAAGTTTCGAGGCCAACATCGATTCCGACGGCTTTATTGTTTTTGCGTAAGGGTTTCGGTTTATACTCAACAGAAAAGTTGGCGTACCATTTATTGTTTTGTCTTCTGATGGTACAGGTTTTTACGGTTCCAATAATAGGACGATGAAGCTTAATTTTAACAAGTCCAACTTTGGAAATGCTAAGTTTATTGTCAATTAGCTTGAATCCACTTTGGGGGAAAGTGAAACTATTATATCTATCAAAAGACTTAAATCTTGGATATCCTGGATTTTCGCCTGCTTTTACACGTCGGAAAAATGCTTTGAATGCAAGGTCAACTCTGATTTGAGCATTCGCAAGACATTGAGAATAAGCGTTTTTAATGTTCGGATTGTCTTTTTTCCATCGAGGTAAAAAGAGATTAGTATCATATAGCGACAAAGATTCTTTCTTTTCTTCATAGGAGTTCTTTCGGATTGCAAGCGTTTCATTATAAACGTGTCTACAGGCGTCAAGCGAAGCTTGCAAAGCATGAATCTGTCCCTTGTTGGGACATAAACGAAATTTATATGATTTACGCATATAAACAATTTGTTATTTATTAACGTAAATGTCAAGGAAAAAAATAAAATATTTAACAATTAAGTTTAATTTAACATTATAATAATGGGGGTGTGAGTGAAAGAGAAAGGCTTAGGAGTGATCCCAGATCCTAAAAGACCAGGCTATTATTGGATCCCGAAAATTGAAAAGAGATTTCGGAAGTTAAAGAAATCAAATCAAATTGATACCATATTAGAAGAAGATGCCGCAATAGCAAAAAAGCTAACAGCGGCCATGGAAGAAGTTTAATAAAACAAAACAAAAAAAAGAAGGCATTAATGAGGATAATAAAAAAAACATTGCCCAAAAATTGTTATTTTGCTGAAGAATGTGAAAAGGATCAGATAGTATTACATCACCCGGAAAGTTCGACAGCAACATCGCCGATGAATTGGTGGAAGCAACAACAAAACGGAGTTGCTACGGCCTATATCGTCGATAAAGATGGAACCATATACGAGGTATTTGACCCCGCTTACTGGGCATGGCATCTAGGCAAATATGCCAACAGGGACTATAATAGGAAATCTATTGGTATCGAGATAGTTAATGAAGGATATTTGATGAGAGATGGCGGGGATTATAAATGGATGTTTGGAAAATACACTGGCTCCGTATATGAAGTAAAAGGATTACCGTGGAGAAGCCGTAAATGGTTTGCGGCATATACGCAGCCTCAGATTATTGCGGTTGCAGAATTAATAAGTATATTATGTCCGAGATTCAATATTCCAGAGAAGATATATGGAAAATTTGATTTCAACACAGATTTATTAAATTACAAGGGCATTATAGCTCATTGTAATGTTCATGATGGGAAAACCGATATATCGCCGGCTTTTCCGTTCAAAGACTTAGAGCCTATTGCTTTTCCTCAACTAATATTGGTTGGACCTCAGAAAGAAGCAAAATGCCCTGTCTGCAAAGAAGACGCATTGATATATGGAGAAGAACACAATATTGTTTCGAGAAAAATTTATATAGGCAATTGGAAATGCTCTAATTGCGGGAATATCGGACAAGCTGAATATTCTATGGAATTTAAAAGACATATTTTGCAACCCAAAGGAGATATGAATGTTAAAAATAGTGGGTAAATTCGGCATGTATAACGGAAATGGAGATGAAATTAATATAACATTTTCTTCAGATGATGTAATCGATTGTTTTACTCAATTACATCCTTTTTTAGAAATGCCAGCTATATTAACATTTGATGAATTCTTAAGACTCGAGGGTGTGATCCATTCATATTCTGGAAAAAGAAATAAAATATCGTTATATATTACCATAAATGATGATTCCGACAATACTCAGAAATTAGTAGCTTTAAGGGGTAAAACTATACTTCTTGAAGCAAAAATCGATAAAACCAGACCTATGCCTCTCCAGAAGGTCGATCATCAATTTTTAAGTAAAATCCGGGCCATTATCTGGAAAGCGGCAAAATATGCGGGAATGATTAGCTCGGAGTTAGAACCATTAATTAAAGATTATTGGGGAAACCCTAATTTTTCACTAACCACAAATACCTATCATGTTGACGCAGAAGAATATTATAATATTATCAAGAGATATATTATAGACAATAAAATTCCGGGCGTTTTAAATGAGGAATTTATGGATTCTGTTACAATGGACATCAGGAGAGCCAGGCGAGAGAAAATATGCGTTATCTGTGGTCAATCAGCAGAAGATAGCGAAGGTATATTCAGTCTATGCTTAGAACATAAGAAAGAATTTCTTAATCTTGGTAAAAAAGCATTTACAGAACTACATCATCTTGGACAGGGGGCAATATAAAAAAGATACTTAAAGAAATTATAATTGCTATTGTGGTGACTACAATACCAGAATTAATTCGAACCATATTTGGCGGAAATAAAAAGAAAGAGAAATAATAATGAAATATATACTATATAGTTATGAAAGAAAAAAGGTTGCCAAGGTATATGGTAAAGGAAATCTGGAAAAAGTAAGGGACGAAGTTTATTTTAAAGGGAAAAGAGACGGATTGGTTATTCATTATTTAGATGAGGATTCATTTTTTAAGCTTAAGAATTCCGAACATGCATATGATCTATGGACGGAAAGGGAAGTAGATGGAAAATGAAATAAAAATAAGCAAGATGTCTGGAAAGTTATTTGGAATTCCTTCTATTAATACCAATCCCCTAAGTAATCCCTTTTGTATAAAAATGCGCAAGACTGATACTATTTGCAAAAAGTGTTATTCGATAGCGATGCTTAATAGATTTAGGACTTCGTGCATTCTTCCGTTTCAGCATAATTCGGAAATATTGGCAGCAAGCATAATAAAATGGAATGAGTTGCCTATATTTAAAGAAAAGATAGTGAGATTTAATTCTCACGGAGAATTATTGAACAAAATTAATTATCTTAATTATGTAAGAATAGCTCAGAGAAATCCAGGAACCAGGTTTGCTCTTTGGAGCAAACGAAAAGATATTATTAAAAAAGAGATGATTCATATAGATAATTTAATATTAGTATATTCCGAACTGAAGATTAATAAAATAAATTTAAAAATTCCACGAGGATTTGATAAGATTTTTGCAGTATACGACGAGAAATTTGCAAAAGAGAATAATATTAAAATCAATTGTGGCGGGAAAAAGTGTATGAGATGCATGTTGTGTTATCGTAATAATGGACCTAAATTTATTAGGGAATTAATAAAATAGGAAAGCAGAAATGGAACAATCATTTAACGAAGTAATAATTAAACATGAAGAGGCGGCGGCTAAATGTGAGGAAAAACTCAAAGTTGCCTATAAAAGGAATGTCGCCTTAGAAAAAGGTATCGTTGTGGGAAAAGTGTTTTCGATTCCCACGGGGGATGGACACGCTTTTTATGAAATAATGGCAATCCAAAAAACGTTATGTCGAATAAAATGGCGGCCTGATTTAGATATTGATGAATGGCAAGATTGTGTGCTTGGAAATGGCGGTAGGTTTCGTAACGAAAATATTGAAAGAATAATTTTAATGGAAGAGAAGATGGATGAGTTGATTTATTAAAATTAAGTGATTAGAAAACAGAAGAGCAGGTCTTAACGACCTGCTTTTATTGGAGCAAAAAAAATGTTATGCAGAAAATTAGGTCAATCGATAGAAATGGCTTCATGTGCAATCTGCGATAAAAAAAATAAGTGCCAAATGTTCATTAGGTGGCATGAAGAAAATCAGAATAAGTATGATAGATTTATTCTGAATCATGTTAATAAATATCCGGAAAAATACAAGTTGGAGGTAATTATAGTGGCTACAAATCCAAAAAGAAAAGAAAATTTAATCATAGTTCTTGACGGTAAAGAAATAGTAGAAGTGATCCCAAAAAGCAAACTGAACGGTTTGTCAAATGAAAAAAAAATGAAATACGCAGGAATGGAATTATTGGAAGCACTCCCAAGAAAACTCAAGTTAATATTAAGCATAAAGACGGTACAAGTAGATTGGGATGGAAAAATTAACATCAAAAAAGCGAGGTGATAGTGCAAAAAATATTAACATTATTAAAAGACATAAAAACAACGTCCAGGTTAATGTATAGCCCTGTATTCAAAGATTTTGCAAAAAGAATTGATGAAGCCATAGAACAGTTAGAATCTCGCAGGGGTTTAAAATAATCTAAAAATATCTTGACAAATAATGATAAATATATCAAACTGTTTTATGGAGAATATAAATAATGAAATTATCTCAGTATGCAAAATTAAATAATGTCACCTATAGAACAGCATATCGACATTGGAAGACTGGTATTATCAAGGGAAAACAATTACCAACTGGCACTATAGTAATCAATGAAGAAAGATTGAACAATAATTATATCATATATTGCCGAGTATCTTCTCACGATCAGAAAAAGGATCTAGAAAGACAAAAGCAAAGACTTCTTGATTATTGCAGTGCCAAGGGCTGGCTGGTAAAACACGTATATTCAGAAATTGCGTCCGGATTAAACGACGATAGGAAAATCCTAAACAAGATATTGTCTTCTGATAGTAATATCGTTGTTGAATACAAGGACAGATTAACCAGATTTGGATTTAATTACATCCAATTATTAATGGACAGGATAGGTAATCATGTTATAGTTATTAATGAAGACGAGAATAAGGATGATCTTATCCAGGATTTTATATCTATCATTACGTCCTTTGCTGCGAGAATTTATGGACGGAGAAGAAGTAAACGAAAAACAGAACGCCTAATAAAGGAATTGAAATATGAAGCTTCAGCGCAGCAGTAAAATACACTTTGACAAGTGGTTAACGAAAGCGAAAAAGGATAAAATTAATCTTATCCTCAACGAGTACGCTTCGGTAGTTAATTATTTTATTATCACTTATGAAACCGATATTCCCGATACGTCTCAATTTGATTTGAGTTATGCCGTTTACATACAAAAATGCATAAAGGATACCAAAACATGGTTATCTGCCAGAATGATAAAGAACGCGTTCTCAGAAGGCTATGGTATGGTTCTTGCTGCAAAAGAAAAAGCAGATAAGGATAATCCTTATGTCAGGCCAGTACATCATGGAAAGAAGGCTATTTTATCATCTACAATTAACACTCAATCAGAAGATGTTTCTACCGTAGATTTTGATTTTAATGTGACCTTATGCTGTATTGGAAACAAAATGAAAATATCCGTTCCGCTTAAGAAACATAAACATTGGAACAAATTGAACACTCTCGGAAAAAGATCGAAATCCATCACTCTCACCAGAAAATATATTCAATTCAGCTTCGAGATTAAGACCGAGCCGAAAAAAGAAAGCGGAAAACTGCTTGGTGTAGATATCGGAATCAATAAACTATTTGCAACCAGCGACGGGAGTTTCTTTGGAAGGGGATATAAGCTTCTTCTCGAAAAACTTACCAGGAAAGAACGTTGCAGCAAAGGCTATTATCGTACCAAGAATGAAATCAAAACTTTTATTAATGTCGCAATAAATAATATCTTCAAAGACGACTTGCAACTCATTGTCGTTGAAAAGCTAAAAGGCTTAAAGAATAAAATGAAAGAGAGACGGCGACTTTCTAAAAATATTCGTCGATTTATCAGTGCTTGGGCGTATAGATATATTTTAAAAATATTCGTCGATTTATCAGTGCTTGGGCGTATAGATATATTTTAAACCGAATCGAACAGGTTTGCGAAATCAACCGTGTTAGTTTTCGGTCTGTTCCGGCGTATAATACTTCTATAACCTGCCCGAGATGTAGCCATGCCGATAAGGGAAACCGAAAGACACAAGAGAATTTTCGATGTCTGAATTGTGGTTATGCAGGCAATGCCGACTTTGTGGCATCCCAGAATATCCTTGTTCGATTTCTTACGGGACCCTACTGTGCCCGTTTCAAACCCGATGACTATTTGGCTTATTTGTCAATAGAATAGGGAACGGTCGATTGTTATATCGATATTACCTCATGCACGTAAGGGAATGCTGTTAATCCCTTTCCCGCGACCATTATTATGTGGGGCTGAATTGGTTTCGACATGAGACTTGAATTACCTCATGCATGCCGAGAGGTGTCGTAAACTCTCGTGAATAATTACGGCATAGTAGAATAATCGGCGAAGAATTACTTAAAGCTGCTTAAAGCAGCGCTGCGGAATGCCTTATCGTTTTGGTGTTTAATCGCGGTTCGATATAAACGATAGCCCGTGATCGCGAGGGGGTGAATAAGTTGTCTCGCGAGATCTTCCTACGTAACGAATAGTGCGTCGATTTTGCCGGTTAAATGTTTATCGATAAAAACCAACCGGACAAGCATGTAGAGTGAGATATGAGAGTTATCATGGACAGGAATTTCGATATTCCTCAGCTCCACCATATATCAGTAGATGGTATACGGTTATAAGAAAACTATTGATTAACGATTAATAAAAAGATTATTTATGGATTGTTTACAAGGTGTTTATGAGGCACTAACCTTGCATTTGATCCATTTTTTAATTAAGGGGAGAAAAAATGAAAGAAAGAGAATATGAAATAGCCGTGGATTATAGAATCTGCGGAACAGTTAGAGTTAATGCAAAGTCGTTCCAAGCCGCGATGCTTCTTGCTTGGGCTTGTGGAACTGAAGACGTGCACCATAAAGAATATATCGAAGACTCATGGATGGTAAATAAGGAAATGTCAGAAAATTTTTTAAAGAACAAGAATGTCGTGGATGATGATGAAATGAGCTCAGAGAAAAGGGAAGCTCTGAGAGAAGATATTTTAGAAAGATATGATAACGAAGAATATTGGAATCTCGATATATTGGGAGATCCGGAATTATGAAGCTCTGGCTAAGATTAGGCGACGTTGCAGAATATGAGGATTATGATATTATCGAAGAAATTAAAGAGATTTTTGAAGAAAGAGAATTAACGAAAGATTTCACTCGTTCTCATCAATATGGAATTAAGAACGCTGAGTTTTATGGGAATAACTACATTTCTTTATATTATGGTGATGGGGAAGCTCAAGCCATAAAACCGATAAACGACGACGAGTTGAATTATTTAAATGATTAATTTAAAAGAGGAGAAAAAATGACAAGAGGAACAGCGATCATTATTACAAAGAACAATGTATATTCGACTGTCGAATATAACGGCGATATGTATCCTGATGGTAAAGGGGACGCAATGTTGCAAGATTTAAGAAAGATCCACGCCAAAAAGGATTTACTCGAACTTCAGGCAAAATGGATTGACAACTACGGATATACTGAGGAAGAAAAGAAGAAGCTATATCCTTACATTCATACCACAAAGTGGCTTATTGAAGAATTGAAATGGCTTACCAAACACGAAAATATGACAAAGAAAGACTTGTTTAAAGCTGTGGTAAATTATTTTAAAATAAGCAATAATTTCAAAAAACAGATTATTGATTTTAGAATTGATTATTACAAATATTGGTTTTCTGATTGGCTATTCATTAAAAATATATCTAATGAAAAGTTTGTTATTGTTGAGAATGATGATGAGAAATTAAGACAATTTGATATCTTGCCTGGCAAGACGATACGTCTCAGCTTTGGACAGGAGCCAGATGATCCTGAGATGTTAGAAAAAACATTAACGGAAATCGAAGATGAAAAAATATAAAATAAAAAGGGGAAGACAAAAATGTCACATATTGCAGTATTAGTAATTGGAAAAAATGTAGAGAAGCAACTTAGGAAATATGACGAAAATATCGAAGTAAAGAGATATGTAAAATATAACAAAGAAGAGCTTATCAATCAAGGACGAAAGCATATTGAAGATTATAAGAATGGAATATATGCTAAGTTTCTTAAAGATCCGGAAAAATATAAGGCTGAATGCAAAAACAATGGACATCTTAATTACGTAGAGAACGAATTTCCGAAGAAACTGGACTGGACAGATGAGCAAGTTTATGCTGATGAAATAAAAGGGTATGAATCGGGAGATGTAGGCAAAAAAGGAGAAGTTTATTCCACCTACAATCCAAGATCACGATGGGATTGGTATGAAATTGGCGGCAGATGGAGAGATACTTTTCCGATTAAAGATGGATGTGTGGGCATAAAAAATAGAAGATTAGAACAATTCGCGGGAAGTCTTTACAGGAAATCTGAATCTGGATATGCGGACAGTGCGATGAAAGGAGATATCGACTGGGCGAAGATCCATCAGTCCAAGAAAGCTTATGATAAAGCAATTCGATTTTGGGAGATGAAGGTTAATGGCGATAAACCTACTACAAAACAAGAAAAAACAGAATTGAATTGGGATATGCATAAGGACGAATATTATCTCGATCGCTATAAAACAAAAGAGAATTATGCCAGGTGTCAATCTAATTTCGCAATGTGGGCTGTTGTTAAGCGTGGTAAATGGTATGAAAAGGGCTCAATGGGAATGTTTGGTTGTGCCGACGAAACCCATGATGAAGCGGTTGATTGGGAATTGAATTTCTATGATCACTTTATTAAGGATTTACCCGACGATACTGTTCTCACCGTAGTAGATTGCCATATTTAATTTAATAAAAGGGAGAACGCCGAGGTGTTCTCCCTTATTTATTGGGAGGGAAAATGAAAGAAAATGAAAAATCGGAAAATAAACTGATAGATGGAATCTGGAAAATGTTCAGTTTCAATGGATTATCAAACAAAAAAATTGAAAATATCGAATCAAATTGCGGAACGGTTTGGTTTAAAATCGATGATCAAGATTATTACATATCCATTCAGGAATGTGAAGTGAGGGACGAATGAGAATAATCATTGCAGAAAAATGTTTACGTTGCGGAGGAAAAGGCATTGAGCCGTCAACAGAAAAATATCTACCGGAAAATAGCCTGCCAGAAAAATGTCATCATTGCAAAGGAGAAGGATCTATTTCTTTTGAAAAAGAAGTGCTGGAAGTTCAAATTCCCCTAGGCGGCAAATTGCAGCATATGTCTGGGAAGGGATATTTAATATATTGGAAACCGGAGGATCAATTATTATTGTGACTGAATGGTGCTCGAATTGCAGCAGGGAAGTTGAAATTCCATCAGATAGAGTTTCGCGGTGTCCTGTCTGTAATGCGGAAATATATCCGTGTTGCATGTGCGACATGGACGAGGTTGTCTGTAATTGGAGCAAAAAGAACGGTTGTTCAAGATTTCCGAAGGAGGGAAAATGTTAAGAAAAGAATTAGCGAAGAGAGTGTTGGAATTTCATAGAAGGAAAGCCAAGGTAATTTTTAAGGAAACTGGCGTAGCATATTTATTACCGGCTGATGAAAAAGATATTCTGAAAGCTCGGAAGAGTGTCCTTATTGACTTTATAAAGGGAGCACGTTCTGTCGAAACTGACGGCAAAATATGCTTTTGGTGCTTTACTAATCGTATCAATGGGGAGAGTCTACATTGTTTTGGCTGTAAATATGGAAGAAGGCATGGATTTTGTAATGATGATTGGAGTGATTACAGTAGAATTGGTGCGGTTTCCGATAGTTGGAATGTTGGAATAATAGGATTAATAGGTAAGGGTGTAATCGAGCAATGGATTGAAGAATTATTTGGGGAGGAAGAATGGCAGAAATGAGAAGATGTATTTTTGAAAACTGTGGACATGTGACAGAAAGGGATGATTTTCTTGATCATTTAATAGAAGTTCATGGATATAGGCTTGTTCAGACATTATCAGATTTAATTGAAGAAGACGAGGGAAAAGAAGTGGAATTAATTGCAAGCGGATATGAATGGACATGCCCTAATTGCGACACTCTCAATAAGGAAATGGAAATACCAAATGATGAAACAGTTAGATGTAGCTATTGTAAAAATCGTTACAAAATAAGCAATTATGCTCACGCCCAGGAGTAACGAGAAAAATGCCGTGGATAATGAAATATATATATGAAAACGGGAATGGCGAATTAATATATACGGGAATTCCTCAAGAAGAAAAAGTGGACCCAAATGATCTTACTAACGATTTAGACGAGCTGGTTGCTTTAAAATATTATCTTAACAAATACCATACAGATATTCTGAGAAAATTTGATAAATTTTATGGAGATTTCATAACTGTAAGCGAAGTGAGACAAGCTATGATGAACGGAGAAAACAATGAGGCGCCTTAACAAAAAACAAAAGAAAATGTTGGACGAATGGTATGAAGAGCATGGCGATCTGCCGGGATTAGGAATATTTAGCCTGGAAAAATGCGATGAATTTACTTATAGGTTTCTTGAGGAACTCAGAGCTGTAAATGATTTTGAGACATTACATTGGCACATTAATGGATATATTAGTGACTTGGCAATGAATAATTGTTAGATGGAGAAATAATGAATGAAAATGAAGAATTAAATCAAATATTGAATAAAAAAATTAAAAAGGGGGATGTGAGACCTATAAGTAAGGAGGAAAAATGAATGAAACCTATGAACACGATAAGCGAATTAATATTTATGGCTCAGGAACTGATATTAAAAGAGCAATATTATTCTTAGATAAACAATTCAGCAAGATAGATTTATCTAAAAACAATGAATACGATATGAGGATTATGCTGCAGAGCATTATTGATGGCAATAAATTGAAGGCAGATATTCTGTTTAACGGAAATCGGGTTTGGAGCCTTAAAAGGATCATCAGAGATTTCAAGAGAGCTTTAAAAAGCAAACCTTGTTTAGTTAGCGAATACGGTTCTGGAGAATGGAATATGACCAATTATCTATATGAATTTTTGCATTTGGCATGCGGAAGCATAGCTCATTATAATAAATATGGATGGATCGGCACATATCCTGAGAAAATAGATCTGAAAAATTTCTTTTATAGGAACGAATTTGGAAGAAAGGTTGTGGACGATATACCGGGATGGAAATCGGATGCTCACAGGATTCTCCTTGAAATCATGCAAATAATTAATAAGGATGGATAATGAAACTTTTAACAAAAGAAATAATGACTGCTTTTAAAAAGCAAGGCTACACGGGAAATAAAAAACCGGAAGACATCAAAATTATCGTTAAGTTTTTTACTCCTGATGGCCCAGCTACTTGGTTTTGTTATGAATTGGAAGATAATGGCGATATCCTCTGGTGTTTTGCGAATCTTGGTAACGATATGTTTGCTGAATTAGGAACAGTGAGATTATCGGAATTAAAAAACATAAGAGGACAATTAGGGTTGCCCGTCGAACGCGATAAATATTTTGGCGAGCACACGCTCAATGAAGTAATAAATTTTAAAATGAGGTAAAAATGGGAATACACACAGATATTGGCGAATGCCCAAATTGCGGCAAAGAAATGGAAGTCGGTATGAGTAATAAGCCATTTGACGCTGTCTGGGGGTTTTGTCTTAATTGTGGATTTACTTATGAGACAATAACGAAATATTTGTCTTTGGAAGACTTAAATAAAGAGCGTGACGATGTTAATTTAGATGCTCTTAAAAAATTACCAAAACAAAAGGCGATTTAGGATGAAGGAATTTAAAAATGATTGGTGGATTAAACAAATAATTCCTTTAATTAATGAATATAAATGCGGAAGTGAAGATCCTCTGGATGGCGATGAAGTTGATAACTTGTGTAATATCATAAAAGCAAAGATCAATTTACATCAAGGGAATATAACTGAAAAAGAATTTAGAGCAATGAAATTATATGTAGTGGAAGGGGAGCGGTAATGGAAAAATTACATTTCGGGCAATTTGTTTGGAATAACAAAGAAGGATGGACGTATTTAGGAATGGATGAAGATGGGACTATTCAATTATGTCGACCTATACACAGGCATCCATTTCAGATCATTGAATTTGATCAAGTATATGTAGACGAGTTCGACGTGTTCTATAGGGAAAATGGGATCAAGGTTAAGTCTTCAATAAAAGAAGCAGGATTGAATGAATCACTCAAATCTTATTACACAAATATCTTGACGAATTAGCTGCTGATTATATAGGCCACACTGGAAAGTTGTCTTCTGGAAATTCAATTAAAGATTTAATAGATTGGTCATATAGGCAGACAATTAATCCAACAGAAAAATAAAGCAACTTAGAACGGCAGGAAAAGAGATTATCCTCCTTCAGTAGTTTCTCTCTGATGTTGCCGTTCTTTTTTTTTTAAGAGGAGAGTATTATAAAAATTATTGATTTAAAAGCAAAAAAAATCATCATAAACGACGATTTTGCTTTTGCAAACGTTGTTAATGATGAATTCGATTCAATCGTAAAAACAACGACAGAATCTGGAGAGAGTATTGATTTTGATGACTATATAGTAGAAGTCATCGCAAATGAAGAAGAATTGAAAAATTTTTACTTATCTGCATTACATCTATCAATCGTAAGTTATTTTGCGTGTAAAACATCAGAGATTCTTTTTTCTCGAAATATCGACACTATCATTGATGATAGTGAGATAGTCTGTAAATATTTTAGAGATTCTTTCAATGAAAAAATAAATATCATTGAAAGTTTTGATGAAAACGAAATAGAATTTCTTGAAATAGATTCTTATTATGAATCTATTGAGAAATTCTTGAAAAAAAAGGACTTAACAGTCATTAATATTCATCCTGCTGATCTTGTAGAAGAAGCTGATTTTTATGATGATTTTGTCAATGGGTACAAAGATACTCGCTCTGACGATTTCGGATTAATTGAAATTCCTTCAGATACTAATGAAAACGGTATTTATGTTGTTGAAATTAATAATTACTATTGAACAATGTTGATTCCAGCAAGGATACACCTAACACGTGCAGCCCCTTTGGACTCAATGAGTTCAAAAACAAAAAGGAGATTATTATGAAATTAACAAAAAAAGAACTTTTATTTCTTGCAAAAATGCAGGAAAAATTGAATCAGCATACCGAACTTACTGAAAAAGAAATTATCTTTTTATCAGCTTTAATGAAAAAAAGGAAACAAAAATGAAAAAGATGAAAAATTTCGGAACAATAGAAGATGTAGTTAAATCGATAAATGATGAGAGCAAATTTGAATTGATAGGCGATGAGATTAACGAACTTGAATATCTTGCTAATGAAACAAGAAAAATAGGCAATGCCTTTGAGATTGTCGGAAATGAGGCCATGAGTGAAAGGCTGATCAGTAAGGCATACGGTATTGAGATGGCCTGTAGAAAACTTAAAAAGATAATCTCAGAAATCGAAAAGGAGCAGAAAAGATGAATATTATAAAACGCTTATTTTGTAATCACGACTATAAGATTATAAATCAATTTGAAATGAAGAGCGAGTTTGATATTGTTGCAGAAAATGGATGGACACCTCGCTCATGGTGTAGGTTAAAAAGACAAACTATTACTGATTATAAATGTATAAAGTGCAAAAAGATGAAGCGACTTATAGTTAAAACAGCTTAGGGGAGGCTTTAGATGAAATTAATAGAAGCAATTAGGGATTCTCTACAAGGGATGGTCTTCTATGATGAGCATAGAGATGAATATTCTATTTTAACTGGTTATATTTCCGGTGATGGAATATGTGAATTTGTATTTTTAGACAAAACAACATTAAGGCATAAATATTATGCCTCAAAAGAAATTGCATACATGAGAGATTATGAGCAAATAACAGACAAACACCTTATTGATAGAGTTGAGAGAGCACTTAAAAATTACAGGAAAGAGATAAAGGACGGAGAAAATGGAAAAAATTAAACAAGAAGCCGCCATTAGATCTATAACAAGAACATCTGATGGGGTTGTCTTTACAATTGGCGACAATATAAACGTATTGGTGTCTCATCGAGTTAAAATTCTAGATAAAATAATTGGATTTCACATTAATATGGGAATTTTAAACATGAATGAGCCTTTTATATTGGTGGACACTAAATTAAAGAACAATAGTTGGTGTCTATCTGACATATTAGGCGTGAGCCCGGAGGATATTGAATTAGTGGAGGAAAAATGAAAAAACATACATATCCCCAATATTGTTATGTTTATGATGAGAACGGGAAAGAGATATTGAATGTAATAACTCAATTATATAAAGTTGGAATTTATATAGCGGTTTATTCTGCAGGCAATAGTATTCCTGATCAATTTAGCACAAATTCTATAGGTGCGAAGAAATTTATGAAGCAGTTTTCACGCAACAATCTAAAGAAAGGTTATTCTTCTAAGTTTGGACCGGAGATTACCGTGGCTGAAATAGATGGATTTTGGGAAAAGGTAGCGTGAATGAAAATAAGGGATGAAAAATGAACATAAAAATAAAAGGTTCAAAGTTAATTATCTTTTTCGATGAAGAAGAGATAAAGGAAATTCGAGAAGATTTAGAGAGTAAAACCATTGATATAATTTGGACCAATCTTTTTTATAATGATGTTTATTCTCTTGGAAATAATTCAGATTATGATTATTGGTGTCCTGATTCTCTAATGCATGAATATTGCGGAGCATTAACATCGAGTCCTTTAATCACCAAGGGAGCCATTATGGATGACAAAGGAGATATCAGTGATGTAGAAATAATTTCATGGTTTCCAAATTATCAAGTTGAAAATGAATTCAATCAACTTCCGGAAATCATATTCGATATAGCTTAAAGGAGAAAGAAAGATGAAAACATATGCTATTATTAGCATGAGCAAAGAACAATGCATAGCGGTGAGAACAAAATTAATTAAAGGCGGGATAGAATGGATATGTGAAGGAGGCAAAAATCCACGCTTACACTCAGATGATAAACATATTACTCTTGTTGCAGGTCCTGAAATGGGTCGTATCGGCAAGTATGATGCAGATAGTATTTCAGTTGCAATTAACTATGCTCAGGAGAGGAATTATGAAATCATCACAGCCTATAAATTCTTGGAAAATCCGACAATTATTCCAGGATATATTAAGGCCTATAAAGAAAAAAAGAAAACGGGAAAGAATAAATTTGCTATTCTCAGTACAGATAGAGAACAGTGCGCTAAAGTAAGGGTAGAATTAATTAGAGGCGGAATATTATGGGAAGGCGGAAAGAAAGACCCTTATTTATACCCAAATGATAAATATGTTACACTTGTTTATCGGAACAAGATTCATCGCTCTGTTATTTACGACATATGCGATATGTTAGCGGCTATTGATTTAGCCCAAAAATATAATTGTTCTATAGTCATAGCAAGTAAATTTCTGAAAAATCCAACAATTATTCCGGGATGGAAAGAGCCGTCGAAGGAACCCATGTCGGAAGCGATGATAGAAACTTCTTTCGGTAAAGTTTCCTTAAGTACAATTGAGGAAATGTTAGAAAAGCATTTTGAAAAGAGAAAAAACGAATCCGTTAATATGGCGCATTGTGATATCCAATGGAAGTTGGAAAGTAATAGCTAAATTTAATCGAAACCCAGAATTATCTAAAGCAGATTATGTTTTTAATAATGGCACTCAGTATGAGGTTAATCACATAACATACAATGTTGCCACTAATCGCGTAACAATAGCTATCATTAAATCGTAGGAGGAGGAACAAGATGTTTGAAGGAATTGTTGGAGTTATAGGAATGGCATGGCTAACAATTATGTTGCTTATAATCGCATTATGGTTATTTATAGGTGTGCTTTTTAGAAAAAGATGGTGGATAGTATATGCAAATGATAAGAAAAACATTTGGAAGATAGTGGCAAAATTGAATTTTAATCCCGGATTAACTGAAGACGATCTGGTTGAGATAGATGGCAAAGATTGCATAGTCACCATGATAACCTACATAAAGGGCTATACGGAAATAGTTGTTGAAGATCTGGATAAATAGAATGTTTGGGCGTAATCATATGTTTGGAAAAGTTGAAGACGGTTATCAAATATTCTAAAAGCGAGGAAAGACTATAGTCTCGCTACATAACCCTTGTTCTCATAAATGGGGCACTGGGCACGAGCTATAAAAAAGGAGACACAATGAAATGTAAAATAATGTGCAAGGTTGATGATTCGTGGAAAATCCTCGATGAATTATCAGAGGATCCTGGATTAAATAAAGGAGACATTGTCGTGTTGGCTAAGGATGATAAAATTGTTCAATATGGAGTATTGAGAAGATTTTACTTCAATACTATTGGTAAAAAGACGGGATTTGTAGGAATAATTGTAGAGAAATTAAATGTTAATTATGTGGACATCTGTTTGGTTGAATAAGAAAATGTCTTGACAAAATTGTTGGGAAAGGTCAAAAATATGTATAATAATATTTTCGGCCTTTCTTATTATTCTTGAAATAAGGGAGCAAGTAGATAAAACAAGATTATAAGGTGTAAAAAGATTATGAAAACAAATAGGAAAAATGTGAATCGCGCAAACAAAGATGATACGTCCGGTATGATTAAGTATGGGACAAATCCTCTTGAGTTGGGAGATAAAACTATTAAAAACCCTAAAGAACTCAGAAAAAATGTTGCTGATAGGAAAATTAAAAGAAAAAAACAACTGCACAAAAAGGAAAAGGAATGATTATTGCCCGAAAAGTTTATGTTGAACAAGACGCAGACGGTAAATATTTTGCCCGGGATATTAAGTCTGGAATAACGTATATACCTTTAACATTCTTGCGTTTAAACGACACAATTATAACAAAGAATTTATCATCCAGTCCAGCTCTATTATTAGAGACCGGAGGACAGTATTTTATATTAGGATATTTCACTAGATCTCAATACCAGGAAGACGAACAAATAATATTAGTAGACGACGAGTTATTTATTAAAGCAGGAGAATCGAGAGTTATCGTGATATCGCCCACTGGAACTATTGGTATATATGATTTTATAAGAAAACCCGACGGCAAAATAATTAAAACTCCTAAAATATTATATGATGGAGAAACCGACGATCTTACATTTAATGTTGATCAACTTATCTTATCTATGTATGGGGCTGGTTCCCACGGGAATGTTACTCTTGAAAGAGACGCTGTGACCGGAAATTTCTCATACAAGATCGAAGGAAAGGCAAGCGATAAAGATGGATCTCCAAGATTTAGCATGAAAATAGAAAATACTTTGTCTGGACCTGTTTTAACATACAAAATGGACAATACGCCATCTCCAATTAATCCGGCGTTTAAAGCTGCCTCATTTTTGCCTGTAACGACATTACAGATGAAGTTAGGATCCCAGAGTCCAACTGGCAAGGTAATCGATATAACGGTTAATGAATTATTTGAATTTACCGTGGATATGCTTGGTAATGTCTCATTGAAGTCCGGTCCGGCCGGAATGGGTGAAATTAAAATGCAGCCGACAGGACAAATAGACATGAATACTGGTAAAGGATTGGGAACTATTCAAATGTTACCTACCGGAGCTATTAAGATTAATGGGAAAGCGGGAGTATCTTTAAAGGGACCGAGTGCAGAGTTAATGACTGTGTTGGCTGATTTTATGCAACTATATATGACGCATATTGTTCCGACGGGCACAGGTCCAAGCGGGCCTCCTACTAATGCTGCCGCAGCAGCTATTCTTAAGGCAAAACTTCTTGCAGGAATAAAGGGGACGGCATAAATAAAACAAAGGAACATAAAGGGGGAGCGGTGAAATACGAATTAATTATATTAAAACATGGCAGAGCATCCAAGATAAAAGATTATGACACGTTGAAAGAGGCAAAGCGTGAAGCGGTCAAGGATTATGGCGATATTATCCATTGGTACAAGGATAAAGATCAATGGTTTTCGAAAGAATTAGACTTTATGAAATATCGCATTAAAAAAGTTTTTGGGAAAATGCCGTTTTAAATTTTAATGTTGGCTGAACGCAAATTGGATTAGCGGATAGATTGTGGCTCTATTGTTTGCCGGTTCGAATCCGGTCGGTCAACCCAATTTTATGTCAAAAAAGGCAAAAAATTAAGTTATTTAATACCAATAACTTAGTTAAAATGTTACTATTAGCGAAGACAACTATTTGGATGCGGATTATTCGCGATAAATTTAACGTGAATTACAGTGATAAAATATAAGAAAAGGCGTCTCAGTTATTTTATGTGTTAAAAAATTCAGAAAAAGTTATGTGTTTTTCTGGGAAAAAATAAGGAGGAAAGGAAAACGGATAGTCTAACTACGGGAATAAAACAAAAAAGAGAGAATTGGAATAAATTTGAAGCTATTATTCGTAAGCAATTTGAGCATGGTGCAGAGAAATATAAATTTGATGAGCAAATGGAATGGACAGATATTATATGTCAGATGTCGCCAGGAAAAACCGGATTTGATTGGATATTACAAACAATAGCAAAATATGCAGGAAGATATTTACAATTCAAAAGAGAAAAGGATTTAATTAAAATAGCTACTTATTGTTATATAGCGTGGTTAAAAGGCGGATATCATTTATTAAAAACACCAGATGACGATAGTTTATCATCGTAAAGAGAAATTTAAAAGGAGGATTTATAAAATTTTTAGAATTATCTGATTTGCATAATCTTGATTGCCAAAAAAAATCAGGAAACAAAAGATAGATATGAACTCTGGCAAAAATTAGAGGATGGACGTTTAATAATGCTGAGAAGCTGGAATAAAAAATCTCTTTTGTTTATTACTATTGATTTTAATTTAATTACTAATTAATAAAATAGGAGAAAATGTGAAATGTTTAAAATGTAAGCGTGAATATTCTTTTAAAGATTTGAATAAAATTGATGATATTACAATTAATCAACTTGATGATGACCCAAATATTGAAGTTAAGTTTTATTGCCCAAACTGTGAAGAAGAAATTGCTTTTGTAAGAATACACGAAGATGATTTAATTATAGTAGATTATTAAGTTCCATACAGGCATTTATAGAGCATAATGATATGCGTATGCCGTGCAAAATGGAGGAGAATATTATGTGGGGAGAAATAAACCTTTATTGCCCAAATTGTGAAATAGAGCTAAAAACAAAGTGGAAGGCAGGAATACTATATCACTATTGTGATGAATGCGGTTATGAAGTTACTAATAGTTATAGCATTGCCGTAAAATTGTGGGAACAATATCTTGAAATATTAGATATGATAGAGCAGACAAAAACAATAACCTTAATATCTGCTTTTGATGAACAAAGAACAAAACTCCATCATAATCTAATAAAATTTTATGAACAGGAGAATCAAGATTTTGATATAACATTATTTAATAATTTATGTCATAATATCAATAGGGTGGCAAGGCTGGAAGATGGAATAAAATATAACTCCAAGATATTAGCAAAAATATCATTTAGCAATAATCAATTAAAGTCTGCTATGCAGAAATGAAATATAATGAGAAGAGTATGCCGTGCGATTTCGGAGAAATCAAACGGCTACTACAAATAAAACAAGCACGGACACTTATGTTATGTGCTGTGGAGGAAAGTATGAAGAATTTTAAAACAAAGCCAGTGAGTAAAGCACCAGCGTTACCAAAAGACAAAGAACAACTTATAATTGATCCACCATATATAATGTTCGGATATCCATCAATTCCAACATCTCAATCAATAATTATGAAAGTTGGTGGATTACGTAAAATATTAGACGAATTAAATGATGAAGATAGTTTGCGAATAGAATGGTTTGCTGGTTTTAGAGCTACAGAATATAGCGTAATACCACATAAATAGCACATAACGACCAAACGTGCCACGTATCGAAAAAGGGTTTGTGGTAGGATGCGGAATCTGAAACCCTGAAATAACCAATCAGATCGCAGTAAACGTACCACGTGGACACAATGTTATGCGATACGAAAGGAGGAATAGATGTCATATAAACCAAAGGAACGGTGCAAAATTATCAGGATGAATATAACGAATTGTGTTGGTATGGGGCTTCACAGGTTTCTTTCGGAGGAAAAATGAATGTAAAAGAAATTTTAATAGAGTGGCTTAAGGATCACGGCTGTGATGGACTTTGCAATACAGATATCGGATGTGGCTGCGGATTTACAAGTTGCATTCCAGGCGATACTTATTCAAATGATTTCATTCCTTGTGAAGACATAAATGAAAATGAATGCCAGCCTGCATATAGGTGGGAATGTGAAAAATGTATGGAAAAATCAGAATGTTTATGGTATGATGAAGGCAAAACTGATGGATGTTGGAAAACGACTAAACAGAGGGCCGGATAACGTCAAGACAAGATTCATTATTTGAATTCAAAAAAAACCCTGGAATTCAATCCACAAAACAGAATACACGTGGGAAGATAACCCTTTTGTTTTCATACACAGATTTGAACGATATAAAAGGAAATGAAATGAATAAACACGAAATTAGATTAGAATCAGAAAAAAGAATGTTGCAATTAAAAAAAGGTGATGAAGTAACTAATATTTGCACAACTGATATAGACCAGATGCATCATTGTTGCTTTGTTAAATATGTACTGAATCCATATAAAAATAAATATGGAGTTCCGATGTGTAAAAAATTTGTGAAATGTAGGAAATACATCAGTGGAAAATATCATATTAGCAACTTTAATATAAACGTGATATATAAAGGGCATTTGACACAAGAAGAATGTGATAAATTATATGCCCCGATATGGAAAGCAGAATTTAGTACATAATCCGGCGTGTGCCATATATCGAAAAAGAGTTTGTAGTAGCGTGTGTAATCCTGAAACTCTGAAATAACCAATTAGATCGCAGTAAGCACATGATGTGGACACGCTCATTACTCAATATTTCGTTAAGTGAAGATGATAAAAGAGGAGCAGAAATGAAACTATGTTTATTGCGAAGATAAAGATGGAAACATTGTTTATATAGATATAAGTGTTACCTTGGGTTAAGGAGATATTAAACAGTAGCCATTAACGTGAAAGAATCTATGGTTATCTAAAGAAACAGTTTGACACAAAAAGATAAAAAATAACTTGACAATACAGAAGATAACATTATTTTATAGAAAAGGAGAAAATATGAAATTAAATAAATTTGCTGAAAAACTTGGGATTACATACCAGACGGCGTGGAAATGGTATAAAGCCGGCAGGATACACGGAGCTTATCAAACTGAAACAGGCACAATACTTGTTCCTGAAGATGGCTACGTTAAACGTAAGGTCGTAACTGAAAAACTAAAAGAAGCTAAAAAATAGTGTGATAATATGTTGAAAGCCTATAAAACTGAGATTAATCCAACCGGGGAACAGCGAATAAAGATGAACAAAACGTTCGGAGTGTGCCGGTTTGTCTATAACTTATTTTTACAGGAGAATAAGAAGCTCTATAAAGAAAGCGGCAAATATATGTCGGGATATGATTTCAGTAGGTGGTTAAATAATGAATTCATCCCGAACAACCCATCCTTTTCATGGATAAAAGAAGTTGGATCGAAAGCGGTTAAGAAGTCAATCATGAATGCAGATACAGCATTTAAAAAGTTCTTTAAAAAAGAATCTGGTTTTCCGAAATTCAAGAAAAGAAACAGCAGAAAAACGTGTTATTTTCCGAAGAACAATAAATATGATTTAACAGCAGAACGTCACCGCATCAAAATCCCGACATTCGGATTTGTGAGGCTTAAGGAATATGGGTATATTCCAATTGAAGCCAGTGTAAAATCATGTGTTATCTCAATGGATGTCGACAGATATTTCGTGTCAGCGTTATGTGAAGTGAGTGAATGCGAATCGCAGAAAAAAGGGATACTTCTGGGTATTGGAATCGATCTCGGAATCAAGCAACTTGCTGTCTGCAGTAATGGTAAGATGTTTGAAAACATTAACAAGACACAAAAAGTTAAGAAATTAGAAAAGAAGTTAAGGCGTGAACAACGTGCCTTAAGCCGGAAGATGCTGAAAAGAAAAAAAATAAAAAAGGAGGAGTCTATCAAAAGCCGTCCGGCGAATATCATAAAGAACATTTTGAGAGTGCAGAGATTACATAGACGATTACGTTTAATACGGGTCGAATATATAAGAACTGTGGTGAATTCACTTGTTTTAGCCAATAATTTACCATCTTATGTAGCGATTGAAGATTTAAACGTGCGAGGCATGATGAAGAACAAGCATCTCAGTAAAGCTATCCAGCAACAACTGTTCGGATATTTTCGTCGATATCTTATTCAGAGAACGAATAAGTATGGCGTTGAGGTTCGGATAATTAATCGTTTTTACGCGTCCAGTAAGATATGTAATGCTTGCGGATCAATAAATGATAAGTTAAAGTTATCGGATAGGATTTATCGATGTGTGCATTGTGGAAACGTCATCGACCGCGACGTGAACGCTTCGTTCAATATACGAGATTGTAATGACTATAAAATTGCAGCATAATATTATAGTACCGTCGGCTAAGACGGGAATTTACGCCTGTGGAGTGTTATATCAAACGCGAGTAGCTTCGGCCAAAGCGGATACAGTGAAGCAGGAAAACTCAAAAGTTTATAGATATTTATAGGCTTTTGTTAGCAGCAGAAATGAAATTATATGAGGTACCGAGAAATACAACGATTATTATTGTGGAAAACAAAGTAACCGTTCCCCCCGATTCGCTGGAAATAAAGAAAGGGGACATCCTTAAATTTTCACATACGGGTGGAATGTATTCTTATTGTGAGGATAAATATGGAAATATTGTCCATCCGGCTGCCTGGACAGAAGTGGAGAATAAAGGGGGATAATGATGAAAAAAGCTATGGTAGAGCACAAAGCCATCTATGTCGATTTAATTTGGACATGTCCCTATTGCGGGATGAAAAATGAGATAAAGAATTTTTACGTGAACCCATATAGAGCATTGGCTGAAAATTTACCAGACGAATGTTGTATGGCTTGTAACGAATTTGCGGAACTAACCTCATACATAGACAGGGATGAAGAATGAGACAAAATCCATTTGAAAAATATTTAGGGCAGGAGGATCATCTTCAATTCCAGATTATGTGGTATATTTATGATCAATACAGGAATAGGTGTTTGTTTTTTCACGTACCAAATGAAGCGAAGCGAAGCGCCTTTGAGCGATTCAAGTTTAAATGGCTTGGAGCAAGAAGGGGCGTTTCAGACATATTGATATTAAGATCTGGACCAAGATTTCTTGCTATGGAAGTGAAGGTTATTTATGCAAGCGGAGCTAAGAATCGATTAACTCCGGATCAGAAAACGTTCCTAGAAGACGTGAAGAAATATGACGGAGAATCTGTGGCAGTCTGGACATTTGAGGAAGCCAAGAAAATAATTGATGAATTCATGAAGGATTAATATATCTGTTATAATGAAAATTCTGGTGAATATCGCAGGAGCGATGGCGTTTTATTGGATGTTTTATTCGTTATAATGAACATTTATCCGGACATTCATCTGGACATCAACAAATAATTTACAACATCAATTGGTATCAAGTAACGGACATTTTAACGGACATTTTGTCCGTTATTTATTTTAGGAGGAGAAATGTTAGAATTAAGGAAAGTATTTTTAAGTGATGAGTTTTATGAAAAATATAATGAAATATCGAGAGACTTTCTGCAATTGTTTAAAGACGGCAAGAGGGTTAGAGATGTTTTATACAGAAAGGGAACGGGATGCGGAGAGCTTGAGGATCCTTATTTTTTGTTGATAAAATATTCAGAAGACTATTATGACGATCACGTCACTAAAGATCCCAAAAAAAAATTGCATTTAAAAGAGGAGTGGTGTATATTGGATCGAAACGGTAATGAAAAAGTAATATTTGATCAATTTAAAGTACCGTGTTTACAGGGAGGTTTAATATATGTTATAGACCACAGATATTACAATATAGAGACTGGAAAATTATACTGCGAATCTTATTCTTCGATGGAATCAGAGATTTATTTATTTATTGAAAATAAATATGATAAAGACAAATCAAAACGAGGCGTTCTTAAAATAAATAAACTGGATGGCAGCGTTGAGCTTTTTAAAGATGAGGAGAAATTATGATAGACAATTACGGCGTCTTTGCATATCGCAGGAGCGATGAAGAATATATTACTAGTGATGTTTTTTTTGAAACTGAAAAAGAAGCGATTGAATATGCAAGATGTTTAGAGGAAGAATATCCAAAAGATAAATATTTCATTCAAATCTGGTTAGAAGATAAAGAGGGATATTTCGGTAATAGCGGCGAACCGATATGGGATAATTATTAGTTAATTGGAGGGAAAATGATCATATTCAAAGTAGTAAAGTGGAGCAAGTCGCGTAAATGTTATGTTTCTTGTTTAGCTTTTAATAAATATATGTTGGAATATATCGAGGGTAAAATTACTAGGGCGATAAAGGGAACGCCAGTGATGTGTTTTGATACATTTAATAATGCTAATCAATTTATGGAGGAAGTCTTTACCGGAGAAGAGATTAGGAAATTCAAAATAAAAGTTATCAAAGTAAAATCGATAGGGAAAAGAATAATTCCTCGATATTATACCGACAATTATGACGACGATGAATTAGATAAGTTTTATGAAAATTTAAAAAAGTGGGCGGAAGGTCATTATTTATTGCATTACAGTTATAGTCAAGAATCGCCCAATCGGGGAACAGTATGTTATCCAGCAGTCAAAGTGCTGGGATTTGAGGAGAAATTAACTGAATTAGAAAAATTGCAACAATTTAAACGAGACGTTATTGCGGAAATATCTGGAAATTATTGCGATGAATGCGAAAAAATAGATGGTGATTATTCTGTTGAAACTTTTTATGATCCGGAGAAAAGAGCATTTGTTTGCAAAAGAGGGCACGAAGAAGATTTTGAATGCAATTACAGACACGAGACAGAAAAAGGGCTTATGGATAGGATTCGTGGAATAATAGAAGCCTTAGATAGATTGGAGGCAACATAATGAAACGATATAAAGTTAACATAGAGCATGGTGTTTTCGGAAACAACAGCACGCCTATTTCAATAGAAGAGAGAATTATGATGAGTAAAATCCTAACAAGACAAGAATGTCTATCATTAGATATCGGCACATACAACAAAGCCGTGGAGTTGCAGCAAAAAAAGAGCAAAAATAGAAATGCGACTATGCATATTTGTGAATATTGTGGAAGAAAATATTCAATTTGTTGTATTTGCGATACCGCAGAAGAGAGATGGAATAAAATTTTAGAAAAAGTACGAGAAGCGTCTGAGCTATCAGCATTTCAAGAGTGAGGTCAAAGATAAGTTGAATGAAATAAAAGCCGAATTGAAAGCAGTTAAAATGCCGAAACAAGTTATGTGGGATACAATATGAGCATCGATATAGTTACCGGATTTGGAAGGCGAACCTGTAGGATTTGTAACAAATCTATCGAAAAAGGAGATCTCCATTTGCGGTTCGATGGCGGATATAAAGGGCAGGCAGATAATATATGTAAGAGCTGTCTGTGGAAATTAGCGTTTAAGCTTGTTATGGGAATCGATATGGATTTATCTGACTCAGAGAAAAAGGAGAGCGTAGATGAAAAATGAAAAAGAAGCGATAGCCTTAATGGGAAGATATGAAACAATTACATTAGAGGAGATTCAAGAAGTTTGGCGAGACGACGGATTGTCTTACGCCAGAGCATTAACAGGTTTTGGTGAAACATCTACATGTACTCTTTGTTTAACTCGCAAGGTGGACAATAGGTGTTGGACAGACAGCTGTGATGGTTGTTTTTGGGGAGATATGCCCACGGGACATTGCAATGCTGGCAGTAGCCATAAAACATATTTGGCCATACGAATGGCTCACACCCCGAGGGAATTATTTAATGCCTATCGTGAAAGAGCGAAATATATGCGAAAAGTCTATAACGTATGGAAGGAAAATAAGTGAATAGATATAAGCGAGATGTATTTTATAATGTCAGGAAGTTAACATTAGAAGACAAGGTAGATCTGCTGAATACAGCCTATGGGATCGCAGATGAATGGTGGGTAGACATATTGGATTGTAGCAAAAGTTATGCTCGTCAGAAAATTGAAATGGATTTTGAAACCATTATGGAGAAATTTAGTGATTCTGCCTACTTTGTGTTTATTCACCGCAGATATATCGATAATTATCTTGAAATAGGATTCAGCGCAATGTTGACGCCTGATTATTTTTTATGGTTGCATCTGGATAAAAAACATATTGCGATGTTGGTGAAAAAATTTAATTTAAAAGCCATGGAATAGGGATGAAATAAAATGAAAGCGTTAATTAGGATTCAGTCGCTTGTTCCGGTGACTATCAAGAAAAAAGGGGAATGGTTTATCGCTAAATGTGAACAGTTCGATGTAGTGACTCAGGGCAGAACAGAGAAGGCAGCAAAAAGAAATCTTGAAAGTGCAATAATGGAATTTTTTAAAATCGTCGGGATTGAAGAATCTTATCATCGGTGCAGCTTTAAATTAAAACAGATAAAGATATTTACCGATGCTGAAATGGAAAACATGAGAAGCTCTTGTAAGTTATATAAAGAGCATCTTAAAAAATATTCTAATGTGAATCCGAAAATTCAGAATGAATTAGCCAAAGAGTCTTTATAAAATTTAAGGAAGAGAAAGGAGAAAAAATGACAAGAGCACAAGCCCAAGAGAAAGCTGAAGTATTAAACGGCATACCGAGCCGCGAGTTATATTGCCCATTAACTGGACAGATGTGTAATCCGCATTGCGTATGCTTTGTAAAACATTATATTGTTGCATATCGCGATGAGCCAAGTTCAGATGCCGCCGAAAAATTTGTTATTAAAGGCGGTCGCTGTAATAATCCAATGCTGATTGAAAGGGGGTTGGCGTGAAAAACATTGATAAAACTTGGATATCAAAAACGAGAATACCCGAAACGGCGCAGATGAAAGAATGGACACTGGAAGAGTCCATGGATTTCTTAAGTAATTATTACTATCAGTTTGCCCGTATTTTTGAAATGTTTGAAATTGCGGGATTAATCTGGGGGAACGGACACCATATAGCTCAGTATTTATCTGCGGAAGCCTGTAAGTTACTGAAAGAAAGATGGATCGGAAAATGAAAGAAGACAAAATTGTAATAACGTTAAAGAGGAAAGTCCTTTCCGATCAAATGGAAAAAATTGAAGATAAAATCAAAGAGCTTCTGATGAGTGAGAGCGTTGCAGCAGAGGTGTGCAACACAGTTACACACAATGAACAAATCGTTACATATGATGATATTGAAGAATGGAGAAAAAATCAAACACCTCTAAAGGAAAGAGGGGAGGAATAATGGGATGTTTTAGTTATTTATGCAAAGAATGTGGAGAACCGGTTAATTCTGATAGTTTTTCTGGAGAACATTGCACTATTTATTTGCTCAAAGAAGGAAAGGTTGTTGAACAAATGACAGGACAATATAACAGTTACGGAGGGGTTCTTCAGGATAAATCATTAGAAAGTGTTAAATGGGGAACTGATGAGTGGGATAAATTGCTTGATTTACATTTTAACAGCAATAAGGGCGACGGTTTCGCTATTGTTCACAGCGATTGTCAACACGGTAATATTCCAACAACCATATCTGAAGAAGATCCTAATCAAGGATGGGGAGAATACAAACATTCTATAGGTTCTCCAAAGATCGAGAAGAAGGGAAAATAAATGAGAACAGAGAGCATAAAAGTAATTCGAATCGACGGAGTTCCAGAGCAGTTTGCCTCAATAATTTTTGACGGATATCATAAATATGAAGAATTCGAAGACGATGAGCCTATAGAATTAATCATATCTGGAAAAAGATATATGGTTAGATATAGCGAACTTCTCAAAGCCGTAACTAATTTTCTGTCTCCGAGATGAAGAAAACAGGGATGCCATTATGAGTTCCGGATTAATTTCTAAACATGTCGGCCATAACGAATATATTCGATTACAGGAAAAATATGAAGAAGAAATGATGGATCCTTTACAGATCATAGATGCCTCTAAGCCTTCGCCTCCCGCGATAATGCCAATGCCGTTTTTTAATGATCCTGAATTCATGGATACAATACAGGTCTTATTTGGTGAAAATCTTAAAAAATGAAATTTACATTAAGGTTTATAGGTTTTATTATATTTATGGTGATAATATTTTACTATATTATCGATGCCATTAAAATGAAGAATAGCACAGAGGCTTATTTAATATCCGGAATAGGATTTATCGTGGCGACTTCCGTAATTCTGGTATGGCTTAGTCGCTCAAAAAAAGAATAGCGATGTCGATAAAAAGGAGATTAAAATGACATTAAAGAAATTTTTAAAAAAAGTAAATGGGAAAGAAAGCGATATTGTTGAATATAGCAATATTGAGGTTTTAGAGGCCGTAAAACAAAACGGGTATTCACTGCCATATGTGAAGAACCAAACTGAAGATATTTGTTTAGATGCCGTAAAACAAGACGGGTATTCACTGCGATATGTGAAGGACCAAACTGAAGATATTTGTTTAGATGCCGTAAAACAAGACGGGTATTCACTGCGATATGTGAAGGACCAAACTGAAGATATTTGTTTAGAGGCCGTAAAACAAGACGGAGATTCACTGCCATATGTGAAGGACCAAACTGAAGATATTTGTTTAGAGGCCGTAAAACAAGACGGGTATTCACTGCGATATGTGAAGGACCAAACTGAAGATATTTGTTTAGAGGCCGTAAAACAAGACGGGTATTCACTGCAATATGTGAAGAACCAAACTGAAGATATTTGTTTAGAGGCCGTAAAACAAAACGGAGATTCACTGCAATATGTGAAGAACCAAACTGAAGATATTTGTTTAGAGGCTGTAAAACAAGACGGGTATTCACTGCAATATGTGGATAAATCTATATTTTCAAGAACAAGGATTATCACATTAGATGAAAAAGAAATCGAAATATCAGAGGAATCTTATCAAAGTTTTAAGAAACAATTTAAAAGCTAAGGTGCATATAGCGATAATAAGGTTTATATTAATGACCACAACTGAGGCATAAGTAAAGTTTCGAGTAAATATATAAACCAAAATATTTTTTTTCTTGACAAATAAACTTAAATGGCTCGATGTCGCTTATATGAATTTTTTAACAAAAAATGATTGGAACATAATTAAAAAACAATATCATCTTGCTTACGAAAGAATAGGACAAAACCAAAAGTTAATAGGTCATCCGGAAAACGATAGAGATCTATACGATTGCTTTGATGATAATGGAATTTATGTTTATCCAACTTGGTTTGGATTTAATATCTGCGGAATAAAAGATGATGTCTTAAACGTATTCCTTATGATTAAGGGAGTTGAAGATATGGCGGCTCGCGTAGATGCTGAGAAATCAGCTTTTATGCGAGCTTTTGAATTACTAAACAAAAAATTATTGGAGGAATATGAAAACAAAAGACATTAAGTTAAGTAAAAGATTGAAGGACTTATCTAACAGGGTTATAAGTTTATATGATGAAGTCGAGTCGCAGAGAATAGTGGCCAAATATTTCGGAATATCAAGAGCGGCTGTTCAAAGAATATTGGCTGTGAACGGAAAGGCTTCGTTGCCATTTGAAAAAAGTAAAGATAGCGAAATATCCGAGTCAAACAATGAACAAGATTATGAAGAGACGGATATTAAAGAGAAGATTATCCCGAACAACAAAAAGACGCCTATTTGGGACGAAAGACAGGAATCTGCAACCGGAACTATAATAACTGCCAAAAAACCAAAAACATTAGAAGATGCCACTAAGTTATTTAAAGTTGATATGGATATCTGGATAGCAGAGAGAATGGTTATTAACTCGTGGGATGTAACAAATCGGAAGGGTAAATCTTTTACTAATTATCAAGTAAAAGTATGGTTTAAGAAAAAAGCTGATGAAGTTAATCCAAAAGAATTGGCTGAAATCTTTATAGATCAATTATCCGGGCACGATCCCTTTGAATATAAGGATATTGTTTTTAAGGAATCACCAGAAGAAAATTTATTGGAAATCACAAATTTTGATCTCCATTTAGGACGATTAGGATGGCACCGGGAATCCGGTGAAAATTATGATATTAAAATAGCAAAAGAAAGATTCATGGATTCAATTTCCGATCTGCTCAAAAAAGCGAAACCGTTTAGTTATTCTAAAATATTATTTCCAGTAGGTAATGATTTCTTTAATGCCGATACCTCAGAAGATACAACAACGTACGGAACTAAGGTTGATTCAGATGTTCGCTGGAAAAAAAGAACCAAAGAGGGCAATGCTTTATTGATAGCCGGAATAGACATGTTGAGACAATCGGCTCCAGTTGATGTGATAATAATTAGTGGTAATCATGATTGGATGACCATGTTTTTCGCAGGGGAATATTTGACTGCCTGGTATAAAAAATGTAAAAACGTAAATATAGATAATAGCGAAAAACAAAGAAAATATTATTACTGGAAAAGCGTATTATTGGGCTTTACTCATGGCGATAAAGAAAAACCGGTAGATTTGTTTGCTATTATGGCGGATGAACAAAAACTTAATTGGGCTAAAACAAAATTTCGCGAATGGCATATTGGACATATTCATCATGAGAAATCCATTGATTATAAAGGTGTAGTTGTGAGATGGTTAAAGTCATTAGCCTCAGCAGACGAGTGGACATATAGTAAGGGATATATAGGATCTATTAAAGGAAGTCAGGCGTTCCTCTGGAATGATAAACAGGGATTGATAGCCAATTTCCATAGTAATATTATTATATAAAGCAACATTTAGTAAAAATAGAGGTTTATGGAAGATACTATTTAACAAATATGGAAAAGAGAAGAGTTATATTATTAAAAGATATTAATGTTGTGCCATGTCCTAAGTGTGGGAAGATACATAAGTTAACATATCCATCTGTGACAAAAGCCGATGGAACAAAGATAACCAACAAGGAAGCCGCTATGGTTATTTGTACCGATGGAATATCATATCTTGTTGGTTTAAGCGGAAAATTAAAAGAAGGAATTTGGAGGGGAGATGAGAAAAGTTAGAAACAAGAAAAATACGTATATTCGTCAATATGGTTATACGTCAGGAAACATTCTCGAATTGCTTGGGAAGGCAATGCAACATCCAGGGAGAGAATTTTCCATAGCTGATGATGTCGGCCTTGGTGGACTGTCGGCATTATTAAGAACTAAAGACATTGCCTTATCGTTAATAAATAAATTGAAATTGGAAAAAATAAAGGTAACGATTAAGAATGGAATTCTATATGTTAAATCGGAATTTTATGGATCATTGGATATCTTTCCATATAGAGAAGGATTTCCCGACGCAACAAAAGAGGATTGGGAAAAATCGGAGTGGGTGCCGGATATGTTTAAAATTAAAAATGAGAAGAAATGAAACCTTTAATGGATAAAGAAATAGATCAATTAAAGAAAGAAAAAGAAGAAGCGGTAAAGTTTGCGGACGAAATGATTAAATTAACATTAGTAGCGACGGCTAACGTGATTAAAAGGATTGCTTCGAGGCCAGGTATAGCAGAAAAAATACTTGAAATAAAAGATCAGGACGGCGGGAAATGAAAACAATTAAAAATGAGGAAATGTCTGCGTTATTTGGAATTCCAGAAGAATTTCTGGATGAGAAAGCGGCAAATTCAAGATTAGCAAAATTTATTTGCGCATCACTTAATAATTTGGATGAAAACACAAACAGGCTAAGCAAGGCGATTCAGAAAGAGCTGGAGAGATGTAGTAGGGAAATATCTGATACGGGATCTCTTGGAGACAGGAAGGTTTAAATGAAAAAGATAATTATAGAGGAAAAAGACGGAATTTTTCCATTATCTGAGATATTATCAGCCATTACTAATGGGAAGGCTGGAGAAACAACGGAAATAGAGGTGCGATATAAGAGGGGAAGTTCTCGAAACAAAGATAACATCGTTTTTATGGTTATTGGATATTTATTGCGAAGCATAAAAGGGATTGATATTTTACTTTACGCAAACGATAATATTAAAAGCATGGAAACTACTTGCGGTCGTATTCATGTGGGAAACCCAATTTATACAGCGAGAGGCATAGCTGCCGACATCCTTATAATAGCAGAGCCCGTGTTTGACGAGACAAAAGCAATTCTTACAGAGACTGTGACCAGGTCGCAAATTGGAGCGATAATTACTTTGTAGGATTTAATAGGTAAATAAAAGAAGAATGAAATGCCGACAAGTTCATTTGATAAAGCTATAATAATTAAAAGTAAAAAGGCTGTAAATAAATTTTATACTATCCTAGATGCTCCTGTTGAAAAGTTCATTCCGAATATCGATGTGGAGAAGGAACTCAAGAGGAGGATTAAGATATTTAAAGAAGCAGGGCGTGGCGATAGCCTGGTAAGTATTTGCGAGGAATGTTTATTAAAAGCGCTGGAGACGATAGGTACGGAGATAAAATGAAAACGAGAATTATTTCAGCATTTCCTGCAACGGGGAAAACATGGTATTTCAATAATCATAAAAACGTATTAGATTCTGATTCGAGTAACTTTAGCTGGATGATAGAATACGGAGATAAAATACGAAATCCCAAGTTTCCACAAAATTACATAGAACACATTAAAGATAATATTGGTAAATATGATATTATCTTGGTTTCTTCTCATAAAGTGGTTAGGGACGCCTTGCTTGATAATTGCCTCTTTTTTTATTTAATTTACCCAACCATAGACAAGAAGGATGAATTTCTCAAAAGATGTAGAGAAAGAGCAGATAGTGAATCGTTCGTTAGTTTAATTAATGATAATTGGGAAAAATGGATAAGAGAATGTATGTTTTGTTGCTATGGATGCGAGAATATACCAATGACATTAGATAATATCGAAAATGAGATTAATCATATTGTGCGATCTGAAAAAGGAGACGCGATTGAAGGTGAAGCAGTTAGTTAAAAGCATATCATATAATCAGCAGGAAATAATTAAATGGATATTAGACCTGCACTGTCAGACTTCTATCGAGTTAGACGCGACCTATGGTAGAGGCAATTTTTATAAAGGCAATTTCGAGGAGCCTAAACTGAAATTTGATTTACATTATCAGATGGAAGGAGTTAAAAAAGCTAATGCAAAAGATTTGCCGTTAAAAAACAGTAGTCTTAACACGATAATGTTTGATCCTCCCTTCCTGGCGACTAAAGGAAAATCATTAAAGATTGACGACGAAAGCAATAAAATCAATAAAAGATTTACCGTCTATCCGACGGAAATAAAATTGCATCAATTCTATATAGATTCGCTGAAAGAGTTTTACAGAATATTAAAACCAGACGGGATATTAATTTTTAAGTGCCAGGATAAAGTAAGCAGCGGGAAGCAATATTTCAGTCACGTTTTTATAATAAACGAAGCCGAGAAGATAGGATATTATACAAAAGATTTGTTTATATTGCTGGTTAAAAATAGAATTATAGCAAATTGGCAGATTAAAAACCAGAAGAATGCACGCAAATATCATTCATATTTTATTGTGTTTGAGAAAAGCGGCAGGAGAATTAAATATGTGTAAGGATGCGGCACTGATGTGTATATTATATTTCATTTTTAGTATAGCAGGCTGGATGAAATACAATGAATTATGATTTTAATTTAGACGATGAAGGCTATCCGACGAAAGATTGGATTAACTTTCTTAAAAAATTTGAAAGCGATACAATGCCAATAATGAAATTTGTTGATTTATGGAGATTAAATTGGTGGCACCCTAACTGGGGATTTCATATCAAACGCAAATATAAAGGCATAATAAAACTATATGTCAGTACTGGTGGTTGGTCAGGTAATGAAGAAACCATAGATGCAATTACATCAAATTTTTGGCTGAATATATTTTTAGGTTATTATCAATGGAATCGAGGAGGACATTATATTTTCCATATTCCTGTAGATAAATATAAACCAAAGTCTGCTATGCTAAAATGAGATATAAAACATCAAGCTGCTCCGAGTAGCTTGCGGAGTGGAGAGCGGCTATTATAGTCGCCGAGAGAAGGTACAAAATGAAAGAAGTTAAAAGCCAAAATATCCCTCTTACGAGGAAACAAAGAAGATCCAGAACAAAAAACCAGAATAAGGCAATAGAATCGTATATAAAAGCTAATCAAAGCAAGATGCCGTCGCCGGCATTGTACGACAAAATGAAAATTACCAAAAAGTCGATTTCATTAGCTTCTCCGGATAGTACAAAAATTCGAGACTTACCGGTGGGAGAGGTAATAGAATATTTAGGCATGAGACGTAATGTTCGATGGAATAAGTTATGGTTTTTAGTGAAAGCCGGCAACGGACAAATAGGATTAGTTAACCAATTGGAATTAATAGCCAATACAAAATTTTACGACACTATCACTAATGACCAAAAGGAATAATGAGATGATAATGAAAAGAAGATCGATGGAAAGGCGAGAGCTGATAGAATATGAAAGAGAAAATGATTGCATTAAGATTCAGGGGAAAAAATATTGGGCAAGCGTTAATTCAGATCCTTACGGATACGTGATTATTATACATAAGAAAAATGCTCGAGATACCGTTGCGGAGAGAATTGTTTCAGGCAACAATATGTTTGATCAAAGCATCGACAGGAGTGTTCCCTATAGTCATCCCGACGCCATCCCGGAAGATGATCTTATAGGAATAGCAGAAGAACAGGCAAGAGATTTATTAAGAGAATGGGACGGGGAGGTAATTTAATGTTATCAATGAAATTATGGTATAAAAATTTTATCTATATTTGGAAGCATAGATGGCATGTTTTCGCAGAATGTTGTAAGCTCGGGATACCGTGGAGAGGGATATTTCACGATTTAAGTAAATATTATCCAGATGAATATGCTTCTTATGCCCGCCACTTTTATAGCGGAAAAAATGAAAAAAAAAGATATAGTAAGAAATTTAAAATAAGTTGGCTTAAACATATTCACAGGAATCCTCATCATTGGCAATATTGGGTTCGCGTGCAAAAAAGCGCAGATATAAAAAATCCTTACCTGGCTGTTGTTAAGGCGCTCGAAATTCCCGATAAATATTTAAAGGAATTAGTAGCGGACTGGAGAGCGATGGGGAAAACGGGATTGTCTGCAAAGAATTTCTATTCAACGAAGAAATACGATATAATCCTTCATAAGAAAACGCGAAAAAAATTAGAGCAAATACTGGAAGTAGAATAATGACTAAATTAGAAAGAATAATATATTTAAGAAAGATGAAAATATATTTACAGGAAATAGACAGAATTCTGGATAGATTAGATAAGGTTGATATATATGGAGATATTGTGCAGAATTTTGAAGACGAGTGTCGGAAAAGGCATACAAAACGTATCATAAAAATGATTAATGACGATCTCAAGAGGACCAGACAATGAGAATTGATTTTATATGTCCTCACTGTGGTCAATGGTGGACCGGAAATGTTCCGGTAGCAAAAGATGATAAAGATCCCATTGTGGATTATTGCCGCAAATGCAGCACGAAAACAATTGGAAGAGATAGTTCAACAAAAGTTAAGAAAAATTAGCAGAAATAAAAGGAAAAGATGATATATTTAACTGATAAAGAAATTGAGGAAATCATCTGGGATGCATTTTGTAAGATTCCTTCGAGCGGAAAGGCTCAACAAGAAAGAGAATGGTTAGTGGCTCTTGTTGCCGAGGTTAAAGAACGCAGAAGAAATGACAGGGAAAGTAGAATAAATGAGAAAACACACGCTTAAAACTGGAGATATTTTTATAGACGGAACAGGTTTTACGTGGATTAATGGAAAAAAATATTTTGATTTTGATATCTTTGAATACAGAGAATGTGAGAATGAAGGAAAAGGGTTTCGCTATAATAGGGACGGTTCTGAAACCTATTATTACTGGGCTCGCCCCGAAGAATCCATGCTTTTTAAAAATGTGCCGAAAGACATAATGTTCTCATTTAAACATGGCAGCAGCGAATTTCAAATTAAACGAGAGAAGCTTGAAAAATGTAAATCAATTTCGGAAATTGTAAGAAAATCAAATTTTCAATTCAGAACGCCAGAAGAAATTAGAGCAGAGGACTCCACGATTTTAATTCAGCTATTTCCGTGAAGGAATTAAAATGATGAAAAAAAATATAAGGAGAAATTCATGCCAGTAAATTGGGAATCGTTTAAATCGCAACTAACAAGCTATTTTGCTTCGAGATCTGCTTCAAGTGAAACAGAGGCAGCGCAAAAGATAGCAAATCTTTATCATGCGGCAGCAAAAACAGCTAAAGTAAATATAACCGGATGCAAATTAATAGATAATGGGAATAAAGCCAGATTCTACCCTATTATCCTACAGGGGCTCAATTCTGCCAAGGCGTTGCAATCTGGAAATGCTGTTTCGCTTATCAGCGATGCCTGGAATGCCGCCGTTATAGCATATTGGACGGGAGCTATTATATCGAGCAGTTATACTGGATTGCCACCAGGATTATCTACGCTTGGTCCTCCTATAACAGTACTTTCTCCGGGAGTATGTAATTTCATAATGCCTTCAGGAGCACAGCCTCCAAGTGCTATGCCTGATGCAATGGCGATGGCATTCAAAGCCCACTTATTAACAATAACGGGTGTTTATGCTGCCATGACGTCTTCGACTCCGCCAGTACCGATTGTAATTCCGTGGACGGGGATGGGTTAGCGCGGAAAAGGTGTTGAAGTCCCAATCAAAGAAAACGGAGTAGATGGTTGTTAGATCGTAAAAAAAGTCAATGCGGAAGCATTAAAAATGATCTGAAATTATCAGGCAGAATATATCATTGTAGTGACTGCGGATTCGTTTGTGACAGAGACGTAAATTCTGGCATAAACTTGAAGAATGCTCAAAAATACAGGATAACGGCATGATAAATTTAACAAAATACCGATGGCTAGTCGGGAATCTAAGCCTGTGGACTGTTGTATCAAACGAGATTAGCAACCCCATAAAATGGGTTGTGAAATCGGACAGGGCGAAGCAGGAAAACTCATTAATCTATAAGATAATTATAGGTTTTTGTTAGCAGCACGGATTGGTTGGCTAAAATAATGGAAAAGATTGAAGACGACAGTAGGCTGATTTGCTTCATCTATCTCTTAGGAAGAGATTATCTTCCTTTGGGAAAAATTGAAAACATAATGCAGGAGATTCCGAAAGTGGGGAATGCTTGCATATATTCAAATTCAGATCTTGCGAATTATGCTCGGAATGTTGTAAAAAGATTGCGGAGGTAAAATGAAATGTCAAAAAATAAAAAAAAGATACTTAAATGTCAGAGAAAAAAGTCTTATGGGACATTCAAAGAAGCTGAACGTTCCAGGATGCAACATCCTGAGAGAGGAAACTGGTTAATGAGTTATCATTGTGGAGTATGTGGAAAATGGCATTTAGCCAAAAAACACAGGCACATATCTCATACTATAGCAAGATTGCTCAGAGGGACTCTTTTTGCGGATAAGACTTCAAAGGAGAAAAATTAAGGAATGGTAAAGTGTTCGGAATTTGATATTGATTTACACATAAAAATAGGGGAATACGAAGAAATGTTAACTCTTCGATGTAATCTGTGTGGATATTCATATAAAATTCCGAACCACCATTCTCATTCTATCTGGCGATATAAATATTGTTGTGAAGAGTGCAGGGATGCGGATAAGACTTTAATGGAATTCGAAAAATTAAATCAAATTAATTCATTTAGCTTGACAAAATGAGAAAATTTATTTAAAATATACAAAATGAAAAGGATTGTTCTTATTAAATCATGAAATGGGATTATCGGGTTGTTAGGTTTCCGAACAAATATCTAAAAAAAATAGTGCCTTCTTGCAATGATTTCTATTATCATATAATGGAGATCCTTTATGATGATAATGGTTCTATTGGGTCAATGATACCCCATGACGATCTGATATTTCCTAAAAAACACGATCTGTTAATAGAGATAGAGGCAATAGTATCTGCTTTAAATAAACCCGTGATAGATCAAGACGGAAACGTGGTCGGTCCGCCCATAATGGTAGAATGAATAATTTTAATAAGAAAGAGAGAAATTATCCTGGAGAAACTCAATTCGCTAAAAAGCTGGAAAAGGAAGCTTCTCGATATGGTTGTAAACTTATAGATATACCGGATGTTTACGTAACTGCAGAAAAATTGGAACAATTCAAAAAGACAGGAAAATTTAATGAGCGAAGAAGACCATTTGATAAACTACTGGTATCGCCTTCCGGAAATTATTGCATAGAGATTAAATATAATAATAGCCCACTAAGGCCCCACCAGAGAGAAACACAAATAAAGATAAATGAAATTAATCGAAGCTATTTTGTTGTTAGAAAAAAGGTGAAGATTAATAAAATATCTAAAAAGGTTATTCCGCGATATTCGATAGAACAAATTATAAATGGTCAGAAAATAATTTACAGATATGATTACATAAAGGAAATATTTGATTTTTTTAACAAGCTTAGACTATTTATTAATGTTAATGCTAAATAGAAATAACTTGACAAAAATTCTATTGGGCTTCACATCTTCAAAAGAAATAAAATTTTTTTTAGCTATCAGCCGAAAAGAACAAGGGGGATTAAGGCGATAATGGATTATTTGCGCATCTATGTTAAAGAAGGTGACCAGGACAAAGTTAAAAAGAGGATTAAATTAGCTTGTCCCGCTATTATAAAAGAAGCAGTATTAGCTCCGATGTATGGACCCTCGCTCCCAAAATTAAAAAAACCAAAGGCCATGACTACCGGAATGAACACTAAAACAATGGCGTCCATGAGCGGACCTGAATTATCTCAAAGACTGAAACCGCCCACAAAATTTAGCACTCATTTCAAGACAGTTGGCAAGAAGGGTAAGTTGAAGCCAATATTTGAAACGACCCGAAAAGCAGGAAAAGGATTATTTAATAAAGCTTTTACAGGATTATGGGTTGGAAGCACCGTTTTAGATACATTAAAATATAGCCCGAAAGGCTTACCATTTTAAAATAGAAAGGAGAAATAAATGAAATGTCCAGAAATAATCAAGGAAGCATTATTTGGTTTAACCTTAACAACCCCTCTTTTTATTAGGAAGCGGAAAAGGATTTTTAAGGATAATGTTAAAAAAAAGAAGACAAAAATAAAAACACTTGAAAAATCTGATAAAATAAGAAATGCTTTAATTAATATGTCTAAAGACTATACAAAATATCATGGAGATTTATATTTTGATTAAAAGGAGAAAAATAAATGAACTTATTCAAACAACCATTATCAGCTAAGGATGTTTTTTCTTTCATTAGAAAAGAAGCGTCTTTAGAGCTTTCCAATAAAATCGAAAATTGGCGAAAAGAAATCGATGAATACATGGATAGTCGCTATTCATTCTTATCGTCAGGGTTGGGAAGCGTAAATTTTAAAAAAGTAGATGAAAACACAAAAGACGCAGTGGGACAAATTATCTGGTCGGAAAATAATATGTCTTTTACTATTCCTATTATTATTGAAGACGGAAAATTAAAAGAACCCAATACAGCAGTATATAAGAACAAGATTATTCCTCTTGATGAGGAGTTTCTTTCCTGGACACAAAGTTCTAATGAAAATATAGGCGAAGCGGTTAAAGAAGATAAAGACATTACCGGCAATATGGAATACATCGCTCAAGATGGATTATTTTCATACGACGAAGAAGGACAGCAGAAAATATCTGCAGATCTGTCGACCATCGATCGTGTGAAAGGTTATCTTAAGGATAAGAGAATTAAATTAACCGAGAAGATAGCTTCTTCTATAAAAAACGCAATACCTGTAACTGCTCCTACAAAAGAGCACCTGTTGGAAGTTTTATCAGAAAATGCAGACATCCCATATCATTATAAGGTTGCCGCATTATACAGAGACGCAAAAGGTCGACTGGAAATTAAGGAAGGGACATTTAATGCAGAAGACATGAAAAAGCTGGGATATACTTCGGGTATAGGAATTGGACAAACCGATAGTCCAGACCATCCGGATATAGAATATCATTATATTAGAAATGATAAGAACCTTCAAAAAATACCGGTAGTAAAAAGAATTACCGATACAAGACGTTGCGAGCAATTGCTTGTAGAGGGGAAAACAGCTCAAGGAAAGGTATTTAATAACCTTTTTGCAATATGGGAAAGTAAGCCTGAAATAAAAAGCCTGGCAACAATTGATAGAGAAAAAACGGAAGATGCGTACGGGTGGATATATGGGGATATATACGGAAGCGTCTCTCCGGACGACAAAGGAGAAGGCAAGGAATCGCATGGAGCATCCATAGATACTGAAAAAATAGATAGAGCTGCTGAAACATACGATAAAACAATAATATTTTTCGCAGGAGAAAATAATATATCCGTCCCATATCATGTTATTGGATGTGAAGACGTAAAAATCGGAGAAGAAGGCAATCGCGCCAGAACCCTTAAGGTAAAATCTCTGACAGACGATAAAATAGCTGTTCTCTGGCTTGATCATAATATTACAAAGATACTGAAAGCAGATAATAAAAAACTAAAAGCTAAAGGTTATGCATCCTTAACATGGGCGAATTATGATGTTTATCTGATACCTGCTTCCTATTCGATCGGAATACTTCAAGGCAGGAGAATCCCGGCAGCATCATATAAAGATGACTATCGTAAAATGATAAAAGATATCACAGGACAATATCCAATAGAGTTACAGATTCAACAAAGAGATGTGGACCTGTATAAAGTTGACATAACCGATTCCGGCGGCAAGAAAGAATATGATAGATTATCAAAAAATGCTGCAACCGTATTAACAAGATATTTCACGGGTAATGGAATTAAAGACATTCAGGATGTAAGATATGATACTGCTTACAATATCCAGAAAGTCGCCAGAGAAGAAACTTTTCCCGTTAAATCGGTGGACCTCACCTCTCTTATAAAATATCGAGGCAATTGGATTAAAGCAGCCGGTATTATATGTAATGTTCCTGAAAAGATTCTTAAAAAAGCTGAGGTTAAGAAGGTTGTCGATGATTTAATTGGTATGGAATATATGGACAACAGTAATATTCAGGATATGGCTGAAGTAGAAACAAGAATAATGAAAGCCCTCGATGATGTTGGGCAATTGCTTTTAGTAGCGAGAATGGGAAAAACCGAATTATCTGAAGCGGTATTAGCTAAGAGTTTTAACGCCCTAACAAAACTAATCAGTGAGATTCGAGGTAAAAACGAGGCGAAAGGATAAAAATGTCCTCAAAACAAACATTAAGGGCTGTGCCTCATGAAAACTATATTAAAGTTTTAATGTTGAGCGGAGTGCCGATAAAATCAACAGGCACGCAAAACAGCATAGATGATGTTTTGGTAGACGACAACTATAATAGCTTGCCGGAATATTATTATAAATTAATAGAGGATGAATGCAGAATCATGCCCGGCGGGAGCGAAATGATCGATAAAAATCGTCTTGTCCAGGAATATAATTCTAAACTTATCAGGCCTGCAACAGCAAAGATATTAATGGTGTCTGATTCGGTTTCTAAGGAATTCAGGAGACCTGATATATTCCGTGATCTGGTTAATTATCAAAATTTTAAAAGAAAAAGATTCAAATACTCGGGGTCATACAGGATATTATATCTTCTTAGAACTGAAACTGCAAGACAGTATGTGGAATGTGCAGTTTTAACAAGAATGGCTTTAACCGATTTGACTAAGGGCTGGAACGATATAACAGTAGGGCAGACAACCGTGAAGTTAAAGCCCATAGTGATAAGTGAGTATATATATTATTTTTGGAATTGCAGGGAATCCACCTTACGTAAACAGGGTACAACCAGATTAGATATAATGTCTTATCTCGATGCGGATAAGCAAAACAAATTTTACAGGCCTCATAGGGAATTGTTGTTCAGGGAACCCTCTGTTACAAAACATAAATTCGGGACATTCTCAGAAGATGAAAGAAGAATAGATATTAGTGTTATGAGAGGCAAAACCAGGGATCGTATAATGGATATTCTGAGCAGCGAAAAACACAGATCGATATCTGCAGATATTTTAGATTTATTTAAATATTGCGATACACAAGTAAAAGAAAGTGCCGATCAAGGTAAAAGTGTCGATGAATATAAGGCTGTTATTGAGGATTTTAAACATAGGATAGTAGTGTGTGTTGAAGAGGATATTGCGCTGGATGATTTGAAAAACAGAAAGGTGGATCCGAGAACCATAGAAATGGATCAGCCGATTAATAAAAAATAAATGGAGTAAAAGGAGAAGCGTTATGAAAACACCAGAAATGATTAAGGAAGCGATTATAGGGCCACTCATAGATCTTAATTTGGTTGGGATACCGAGTATTATAGGCTATTTAAAAGGAAAAAAAGATGCTCTTAAAGCTAAAAAGATCGACAAAAGCCAATTGGATTTTGGAGATAAATTAGTGCGACATGCATTATTGCCGGGATCCTTGGGATATTGGGGAGGATATAGCTCTGGGGTAAAACAAAGAAAAAATAAGCAAGGACAATAAGTTATGCCCAGTGTTAGTCGATCCCAACAATCCGCCTCAGCATTAGCATTGTCAGCTAAGCGAGGCAAAATATCTCCAAATAAATTATATGGAGCCGCAAAACAGATGTACAATAGTATGTCAGAAGAACAACTTCGGCATTACGCCGAAACAAAAACAAAAAATTTGCCTGAAAAAGTGGCAGAAGAGAGGAAATTTATGAAATGCCCGGAAATTATTAAAGAAGCGATATTTGGGATTGGCAAAAACATTTCTAAAGGATGGATAAAAACCAAGCATAAAGGTATATCCTATATGTTTAATAATACTGCGGAAACTCATAAAATTATGCAAAGACGAGATATTAATAGTGACGAAAGAATTAAATTAATGTTGAAAAATAAACTTATGAAAAAAGTTTAAGCACAATGCTATAAGCAGGAGAAAACCTATGAAATGCCCGGAAATTATTAAGAAAGCAGCGGATGAAAAATTATTAAACAAAAAGGTGAAAGTCCAAAAAAAGATCAGAAACTTTGTTATTATTGACAATCCGCAAGAACGAGAAGTATCCTCATTGGTCGTCGGGATAGGCGAGGAATGGTGGAAACGTTGTTATCGCCGGGGACAGAAACTTTGTTAGGGGTAGGATTAGCTTCAAGGCAATTATCTAAGATGAATAAAGAAAAATGGAGTAAAAGGAGAAGTGTTATGAAAACACCGGAAGCAATAAGAATTAGTTATTATGGGATAGAAAAAACAGGAAGGTGGACCCGAGAACCATAGAAATGGATCAGCCGATTAATAAAAAATAAATGGAGTAAAAGGAGAAGCGTTATGAAAACACCGGAAATTATTAAGGAAGCGGTATTTGAAAAAATAGCTGAACGAGGTCAAGGAATTGGTCAAGGCGGAGAAAGACAACTTGATTTTGGTGCAGATGAATGTAAATGTCCTAAATGTGGACATGTTACAAGTCATGGTAAAGGCACGCCATGTAATACAATAAGCTGCCCGGAATGTGGGACTAAAATGGTTGGGGTGTAAAACTAATTAATGAGAAATTTAGATCCCAAAAAGATCATAATAGTTTCAGAGCATAAAAAAGTTCCGGGCAATTACCTTCAAGGAGGACATAAGCGCATTGCAAAAATGTACGCAGACGGAAGGGAATTGGCCGCAATAAAGGCTAGACACTTTAAGGGTGATTATAAAGGCTATATTTATAGAACGCATTTCATGAATGCATTATTAAACCTTAAGAATGAACCTTTATCTTATTGGTATCTGGAATTCTGGAAAGAAATATTAAATTCAGCAAGATTAAGCGTAGCCGTTCCTCCTGAAAGAAGGAAAATGATATGGAAATTTTCCCGCCAGACAGGAAAGTCCGTAAATGCGGGAGCATTAGCTATTACATTATCAGTTGAAAATGATAACTTTACAACAGTAATAACTCAACCGACCGATAAACAAATAAGCAGATTTTCCGTAGATATACTCAAGAGAATGAACAGGGATTCTATTATAACAGAAACATGGTATTATGATAATAAACTAAACGAGAGACAAGTTAAAAATAAATCATATACAACTGGTTCTCGTATTGTTCTCGCCAATATATATAGTTCCGTATTGTCCGCCAGAGGTATTTCAGCAGATTTTTATCATGCAGACGAGTATCAAGACACACCCGAACATCATGCCACTATTATCGAAGAATCATTAAGTAGATCTCCTTTCAGATATATGATTAAAAGCGGAACTCCTTTACAGCCAGAAAATCCTCTTCAAAGAGAATTTGATAGATCTACCGGGCACGAATGGATGGTAAAGTGCGAAAAATGTAACACGTGGAACGGACCCCTCGGGATTAAAAATATAGGTAAATACGGAACGATATGCTACAAATGTGGAGCAGAAATATATACCAGATTCGGGATATGGGCGGCAGCACAACCGTCTGCTGCTATAAAGGGATATCATGGTTGTGAATTAATGGTACCGCCGGACGCAGAATATGCCGCGACCTGGGCCGAGATATTATTTAAGCTCGAAAACAAAACAACTCTTGAATTCATGAACGAAGTCCTCGGCATGTCTTATTCCGATAATAAACATCCCATATCCAGACAAGACGTAATATCCGTATGTGTTCCCGGCAAACGTTATGTAAAAGAGATAACAGAAATAACTCCGGAAATGAAAAGATATTCTTATGCCGGCATAGACTGGGCAACGGTAATGCGCCCAGGCAGATCGAAAGAAGATATAAAATCTTTTACAACTCTCGTAATAGGTTCGTTTATACCAAACAGCAATAAGATCGAGATGAATTATATTAAGAGATATTATGATCTGGAGTTTGAGGATCCAAATAATCCGGATGCTGTTGTAGCGGATATGGTAAAGTGGATTAATGCACTTAATGTCAGGATAGTGGGAATGGATTTTGGAGCCGGACATCAAGAAAATATGCGATTAGTAAACATATTAGGCTACGATAGAACAATGGAATTAGAATATCTGGGAGGAACAGACGATAAAGTTGTTTATGACAGCGCGTCAAATAAATGGCTTTTAAATCGATCAAGGGTTATGGAAGATTTTATTGTAGATTTTGTTCTAAATAAAAGATTTAAAATGGCTAAGTACGATGGGGAAACATCAGAATATTCTGCCGATCTGACAACAGTATATAAATACCATGATCCGGCTAAAAGATATTTAAGATTCGGGAAATCGGGGCCAGACGACTTGTTTCATGCAATGTTGTTTATGAGAATGGCGTGGTTGTTTGATCATGACAAATTGCCATATGTCTCAAAATAGAAAAATGTTGACAGAATATTAAAGATAGTTCTTATTTTGATTAGTAGGATAAATAAATGGAAAAAGAAGCTTTTGTAGCGCCGCTTAGGATAAAAAGCAATGAAGAACGGCAGTCCCTTAAAGGGATTGCTAAAGAATATGCTAATGAAATGTCAGGTGGAGCATTAGGATTAGCAGCGTCATTGCCTATAGGATATGCTTTTGGTAAGGGTATGCAAAAGATTCCGGCCATTAGAAAGAGTCCTCGCCTTGCGAAGTTTATGCAGGCGAATTTAAGTATGGTTCCGACCAGGGCTATGAGGGCAGCAGCAAAGAAAGTTATTTCATCTACAACTAAAAATCCTCTTGCTTTAAAAAGGATAGATATTGCGACATCGAAATATATCCGAGCTGGAGCGAGAAAGTGGATTGGGAAACCTAAAAATTTAGCTATGTTAGCCGGGATAATGATAGCAGGAGTAGCTGGTTCATATCTGGGTGGAAAAACTTCTATAAGAAAAATGGAGAAAAGAGATAAGTTACCACCTGTAGATCAAGGTTTAATTACAGCAAGGCGATCCGCAACATTTCTTTTTCCGGAATCGCTTAAACCTATAGAAGCTGCGGTATATTATGGAATAACAAAAAAATATTTAAAAGATAAGGAAATAAATAAAACAGGAGAATTTATGAGAACACCAGAAATTATAAAAGAAGCAATGGGCATGCCTGCGAAAGGATTGATCATAGACACAATAGGCGGAGGCGCAATAGGAGCGGGTATTGGCGGAATATTTGGGAAAAGAACTAACACTAAGGGAAAGAAGCGATCCTTTCTTGCAAGAGCAGGGAAGGGGGCGTTGGTAGGAACGGCGATAGGTGGTGGAGTTAATTTGGCAGCAAAAGGTGCTTATAGATTGAAAACGGGTAAAAATCCCTTTAAGTTTAAGTATTCTCCTAATACATGGAAAGCCGCTTTAACAGGAGAATTCAGAAGGATCAGGACATAATAATAACGAGATGTTCTAATAAAAAGGAGAAAAAATAATGTTTGGAATTCAATCATTCGACGAAGAAAGAATTGAAAAATTAGCAACACAGGTCTTAGCATATGCTCAAGACACACAAATAAGCCTAACCGACGGACTTAGAAAAATAGCAACAGACTACGGTCTCTCTTCTGCTGAAATAGAAAATGTTTGCGGGAGGGTGAACCATATACATTTCAGTAATAAATTTGCAGAGGATAAACTTGTGTCGTTTAAAAGAGCAGTTTTTGAAGATGTCATTGGGTCTACTACAAAAACTGCCGGCTATAGGATTTATTCCGGCAAGCTGATGAAAAATATCTATGAATATCTTGACAAAGAAGCTGCCGATAAAGACATTGCGCCGGAAGGAGAATTTGCTGAACCGAGAAAATATAAACAATCAGACTCACAGAGAAAAGCATCGCTGATAGATGCTGCACACAGAAATGCCGACACTTTAAATGAAATGGAAAGCAATAGAAATGCCGAGCTCGATAAGATGCGTAATACAATTATACAACTTGTTCAATCCGGTGAATCTCTTAATAATATATATGAAGTCATATATAAGACGTGGGGAAAGAATAACGTCGGTGAACTTGACAGATATTTCGCTGAACTTATTGGAGACTTGAAAGCGGACGGATATATCTCGAGTAAGGATGAGCTTAAAATACCTGGAGTAGAAAGCATCCCGGATAGAGAAATAGCCGAAACTCCATTACAGAAAAGTGCAGAGTCAATATTAAAGTTAAGCACCGATATTATAAAAAGAGAAATAGTTCATTATAATCTTCAGGATATGCTTAAGGAGGCAGGGGAACATACTTCTGCCAGGATAGTAGATGAAATTGCCGGAGATGAATTTATGGTGGCCGATATAATGGCCACCGCCATGGAAAAGGACGCTAAGTTCTTTCAAACCATAGGGAAAGCTCTTAAATCTACTGGTATAGGAACTGCTCTTTTTGCCGCTCCAGCCATATTAGGAGCAAGTATTGCTCGAGCAGATGATATTGCTTGGAAAATGAAAAGAAAAAAGATACAGGAAGATTTACCAAACAGATTCCCTGAACTAAAAGAGATTCCAGCCCAGAAATATGTAGATATTTATGAAACCATAACGGCTTTGACTCCAGTTCTTTTAAAAGCTCCGTATGCTTTGGCTGAGACGATCAAGGGAGTTTATGAATATGATACTATTGATACCGGAACAATAACATCATTGATAAGTGCAAGTGCAAAAGGGAAACAACCATCTATTGGGACAGAATCCCTTATGAAGAGTTTATCGCAGGGAATTAGTTCACAGATGCCGAAGCCTAAGCAACAGAGCAATGAAGTGCATGAATTTCCAGCAACATTAACAGGATATCATGCGGAAAAATATAAATAGGAAAAGGATGGTAAATTATGAAAACACCGGAAATAATTAAGGAAGCGATTGTTTGGCCGTGGGGAAAACAAATGAAAGGCTTTGGAACGGTCGTGAAAACTAATCCAAAAAGTGATGAATTAAAAAAAGCCTTTACGTTATATGAAAAAACAACAGGTAAAGGTAAAAACGATATGACAATGATGGATATTAATAAATATGTCATTAAAATAAGAGGACCGCAACCAAAGAAAGAGCCGGGAATTATGTCTCGGGCTATAAGAGACTTAAAAGATCCAAGATTTAAATCTAATATTAAGAATTTTTTTAAATCTAAAGAGAAAAGAATAGCTGCACACAAAAATCTAAAGGGATACCCCTTTAAGGATTAATTAAAAAACAAAACAAAGGATAAAAATGGCCATAAGCGATATTAATGACGCGAAACTTGTACAACTCACGGGGAACAAAAATATAGTCGATATGATATTTGCGACTAATTTAAATAAGCTATATATTCCCGTAGATGTTAAGGTGTACTATCTATTTGTTGAATACTTCTTTACTTATACGAGTATTGGGGCGGCTATAATGAAATTAGCCAGGTTTCCAATATCTAATTTGGAATCCATATGTGAGAGCGATGCCCTTAAAAAAGCAGCCAAAAAAATACAGCGCAAAATTAAGCTGAAAGAAAAATTAGTTAAGATAGGAATAAACTATTTTTTATACGGATCATCTTATGTTGTTCCCACATTTCCTATAAGAAAGACAATTATTTGTCGCTCTTGTGGAAAGACGTATCAATTACGGAAGCTTGAGATGAACGGGAAAAAGCAATATACATTCCAAAGTGGCAAATACGGATTTAAATGCACAAACAAGAAATGTAAATGGTATAGGCAAGATAAAGAATTCAAAGTTGAGGACAGGCCCGTAAGGGATATTTCTAAAATGACCTTGGCGCTATGGTCTCCGCTCAATATGGAAGCTAATGAAAATACTATTACTGATCAGCGGCAATATTTATATAAACTTGATAAGAAAATGGTCAATAAAATAAAGAGGGGTGATCATTTCACTTTGTGTACCACCCCGGAGATGTATATAAAGGCAGCATCAGAAGGATATTCGATTAAAGTTAATTCTGATAAAATGTTTGTTTTAGAGGCTCCTACATTAAAGATAAACGGGATACCTATTCCTCCAATGGTCATGGCTATGAATGATCTAATATTGAGAACAAAATATTTAACTGCCAATAGGACTGTTTCAGAAGATCTTTTAGTTCCATTCCGAATGATGTTCCCTATCAATAAAGGTGAAGTAGGACAGAGACCTCTAACTCAACAACTTAGATCGGTAGATTGGGTTATTAAAGCTCGCAGTGAACTAAAAAAATGGGAAACAGATAAAAGCCATGTCGTAACACTTCCAATAGAGATAGGCACAAAAGATGCTTGGGGACAGGGAAAATTATTAGCACTGCATCAGGAATTGAAAGCTAATATGAGCGATATATTATCTACTATGGATATGCCCATAGAATTCTTTTACGGCGGAGCAACTTGGTCTAGGCAAAACGTATCGGCAATTATATTAGAAAATACATTTAAGCAATATTCGGCGCTTCTGCAGGATATTCTTGATTATATATCCGATGAAATAAATAAAAAGCAGATAGATCCGGATATATTGGAAATAAAAATTAAAACTCCTCGCCTGGTCGATGCCATGGCAGAAAATGTTTATTTGGAAAGAGGGTTTGATAAAGGAGATATTAGTCCTCAAACATACTACGATACTTTAGGTAAAAATTATTCGAGAGAAATGCAGATCATTAATAAAAACAGAGAGATGATCGAGCAATCCAGACAGAGTAGAGCAAAGGGAGCCGCTCTTGCTGAGGCAAAAGCTCAGGAGTCTTTACTTAATGTCCAGGAGAAAATAAGAAGCTTTGAGAGAGTAGAGAACTTAAAAGATGGTATAGCTCAAGGAAGGGTCGAAGAAGACAGTCTTAATAGAAATATCAGGGCACAAAAAGAGTTATCCTTGCTTAACGCGGAAATACAGAAGGAGATAATGCGAGCTAATGCTGCGGTAATGTCAAAACAGATGAAGGAACAGTCTTCGAGTTCTATGGATAATATGAAGGTCCAGCTTAAACTTCAATCCGATGAAGAGTATAAAAATGCTAAAAGAATGCAGAAGCTCGAAATAAAGGGCATGAAAGCTCAGGCAAAAGCAGAAGATCAGATAGTGGCAGAAAGAGAAGACGTGACAGCGAAAAAGCAGATTGCCGGAATATTTGAATCGCTTTCGCCCGAGATCAAAGCAGAAATAGCTAAGTTTCCTCCTGAAGAACAAGAAAAAGCCATAATGCAATATGGCGAACAGAAGAAAATGCAAACTATATTAGAATCCTTACCAGAAGAAGAAAGAGAGGCGATTAAAGATCTTCCCGAGGAAGAACAATCGCAAAGATTAGGAGAATTAGTTCGGCAGCAGGAAGAGAAAGAACAATTGGAGCAAAGAACACAAGAAGATCCCGGTCTCGAAAAAGAGATGATGAAACAAAAAATTGAAGCAGACAAAGAAGAGGAAGGCATAGATATTCAAGCCTCGACATTAAATAAATTACAGGGACAAGAAAGAGAAGAGTTTAAAATACAGTTAATGCAAGAAGATGCGAAGAGATTTGCTAAAATTAAAGAAGTAGCGGATATGATGTTTGTGCAGGATATCGTTAACAGCATTATGCAGGCAGATCCAAAAAACGCAGAAATTATTTATAAGGAAGAGGTCGAAGCAAAAAGGCCTGAATTAGCCGATGATGTTTATAGTGAGTTGGAAAGACAATTGTTTTATCAACATCAATCTAACGGTTGGGCACTAAGATTGTTACAGACGGAAGGAACTCCGGAGCAGGAAGATCTTATCGAGCAACTCCGCAAAGATACTCCAAAGCAGTTCAGGCAAATGGTCTTTCAAAACTATAAAGAACTTGCCAGGGTTCCTGCTAAAAAAAGAGAGATATATCTCGATAAGGCTGCTTATGAAAAAGATAGGCGAAATGATATAGCAAAAGAACTCGCAGCAAACATAGATGTATATCCGGAAGAGGAAAAGAAAAAAATTCTCGGGGCTTTAAAGTATGAAAATCCCGAGTTGTATAAAAATACAATGTATTTCATGGGAGAATAACAATGAAACCACAATTCGAATTTAATAAAGGATTTAACGGTAAAGAATCTTCAATAGGCAGCAGACAGACCAAGATGCAACAGGGAGCATATGGTTCTATGCCCTTGAATGCTGCCAGCGACAATACGGGAACCACCCAAATGTATCGTTGGATATTCTGTTTGAGCGCAACAGAATTTTCATCTATAGTAAATGATGATTTTCCAGACGGGCTCACAACGTTTTTGCAAGGGATAGCCTTTCCAATAGGAACATGGTTGCCTGGAAAATTTCATAGTCTTAAATTAGCTGGCGGAACCATAATAGCTTATAAAGATATTCCCGAGGATATATAGGATGAAAATAGCATTAGGATTAGCATTAGGGAGAATGATAACCGAGACTGTCATTCCGTCTCCTACGGGAGAATTGGCTATAGATGTTGTTCCGTCTCTGGATGAAGCTATTGATTCCGATCTTACATTGGCGGAGGACAAATCTTTCACATAAAAATCTTGATTAAAAATGGTATTTTTATCTAAATAAAATAAAGGAGAATAAATTATGAAACAGTTAACGGAGCTATGGGAAACAGTTAACGCTGTGATAACCCTGTTGAAAAATTTTACAATAGCAGAAAGTATTGCTAGTGGAGAGTTATTGGCTCACGGAGCGATAGGAACAAAACTCGCTATTCCATATGTGTCCATAACAGCTAATGCTAAAAAAACAGACATAATAACAGCAGGATGGAAGCTGGATAGTATTATTATTAAAAATAATGGAAGTGCAACGGTAACCTTAAATATCGGAACAAGCGATGGCGGAACTCAGGTTATGATCCAGGAAGATATAGCCGCAGGAGTTCTTTTAAATTATGCAGTAGGAGATATATTCAGCCTGTCTACAGCAACTTCGCTTTGGTTTCATGCATTAGATTGGACAAATATTAATCTTGCTGTTTATGTAATGATCGAGCGAATTAAATAAGGAGACTATGATGAAAAAAATATTAGGAATTTTATTAATATTACTGCTTACAGTAAGTGTAATACAGGCAAAAAGCGTCGAGAGAATAGATAAGCTTATTACGGCTCTTATTACCTCGAATGCGGCTGATGGAGACATAACTCTAGATCCTCTTGGAACCGGAAAGGTTGTGGTTGCGGGAGATATTGATATCAGTAATGATGTTCTGCTTACAACAGGCGGAGCACTCAGCTGGAATGCTGCTGATTTAATGACGCATTCGGAACATAAAATGACATTATCAGAATTCACAACTTGGGACTTTGGAGCAGTTGCGACAATGGATTTTAATGGAGCTACAAATTTCACAAGCGCTGCTGCTGGATGGGTTTTTGACGGAATATTACAGATTGATACAATTACAGACGTAGGCGACGATGCAACTTTATCGTTCTCTGGAACAAATGGAATTGATGTAGAAAACGCTGCAACTGTTGGAACATTGGTATCGGATGCTACAATAGTGGCTACAACTAATATAACAGCAGGTGTATCTGGTTCAAGTGAAGTTAGACCGATCTTTTCAATAATTGCAGACGCCGATTCCGATGCTGAAGACACAGACGAAACAATTGCTTTAACTCTAACCCCCAATGCCGATCCGACTCTTGCGATTTGGGCATTTACTACAACTCAATCTGCTGGTATAGATTTTAATATGCCTATTACCGCTACTTCGCTTATTACAGATGGAGTGCTTCAAACATTTGGAGCTTTCACTTCTCTTGGTATTGACGATAACGCTGATGCTACTGCAATTACTATTGACATTACAACTGAGAAAGTTCATTTTTCTGCTGACGCTGATGTAGTTGGAGATTTAACGGCGGGAACTATTACGAGCGATGCAGGTGTGTCTGGAACAACTATCACGGCTTCAACTGGTTTTGCTCTTGGAGATGGTGATTACGTTGGAATAACAGGTAATGAAACGCTTATATTCAATGCTGCTGGCACAATAGAAGTAGTTGGCGCCGATGTAGATTTTAATGGCAATTCAATTAAAAATGCTCAACTTGAATTATCTCTGTCACAAGGTCTTGCTTGGGACCAAGCAAATGATACTTATGAAAGGCTTGGCTCATTAGCAGGAGTATCAACGTCAGTAAGTGCTGGTGATGATTATCTGCCAATTCAATCTGATATGAAACGCTGTCTGTTACAGGATGACGGAACGGTCAATTATTATATTGATGCAGATGACCCAATTATGAAGGATGGAACTACAGTAGCTGTATCTGGTTCCGCAACGAGTCAGCCCGAATTTTTTACAACCGAAGAAGATAGAATATTAACAGGCGGAACAAGTGATTGGACAAATGCTGCTGCCGGCGATGCTTATGCTTCTTTTGACAAGACAGAAAATTTGAGTCTAACTGCTGATGCTATTGGTGATTATTGCTATATTACTTTTACAAATATTGGAACCACTCTTGAAAGTGGCAAAAGGTATGTATTAGAATATGATTATACACAGACAGTAGCAGGATTTGAATTTAAACTTACTGGAGTTACGGGACAAACAATTGGAACTGCAGTTGCAGGAACTGATAAAAAATTATATTTTACTGCTGTAGAAGATTATGCTACTACAGACCAATTACAAATAATGGCAACAACAGCAGCTAATTCACAAGGAGATTTCGACAATTTCAGCTTGAAATGCTGTCAACTATTAGATGCAGGCGGTGATTTTGTAACTGATGGCGTAGTAGCTGGTATGTATATCCGAAACATTACAGATGATCCTGATAGCTACGCTTACATTATGCAGGTAGAAGCGACAAAACTGACCTTGAATACGGACATTTTCCCAGATGGCACTGATGCTTATGAGGTTGGAACTGCTGATTTTAGTGGGACTGACGGGCAGGTTGTGGTTCAAATTGATAAATTTTACTATAAACAATATAAAACAGGTAATATTTTCTATTGGTATGTTTCTAAATATGATTTAGCCGGTTTCGATTTACACCCTGCCTTTTGGAAGGACGGACAGGAAGTAGATTATAGATATTATTCAGCTTTTGAGGGAAGTATGTATGATGCAACTGCGGGCGGGATGACATCTAAGGCAAATATTCCTGTATCAATTTATGCAAGCGGTGATAAAATGTGCTCGGTAGCTGGGCAGTGGGCAAAGACAAACGAAACAAGGACAGAATATCGAGCAATGGCTGCTGAAAGAGGAACTGGCTGGAGACAATTGGATTATTATCTGCATTCTGCCGTGCAATTGCTTTATCTTATCGAGTATGCCGACTTTAATTCGCAAGTAGAAATCGGAATGGGCAGAACAGAATTATCTGATGGAGTTTGGGAAGCAGACTCTTATATTGGATTTACGGGATATAGTGTTTCCGATGGAAATGGCACTAATTCTTTGTCTAACGGAACTACGATTGGTTATCTAACCGATTATATGACATATCGTGGAATTGAAAATTTTTACGGCAATGTGTGGAAAATGTTAGATGGCATTACCTGGGATGGACGTTGGATAGATCCTCCAGGCGTTGCGGCAGCTCAACCTGTTTATGTTACTAATAATGTCTCGTATTTTCAAGATGCAGCAAGGGTTAATATGCAACATCTCTGCAACGCAAGTTATATCGGAACCAGTGCAGGATATATTGGAAATCTGGAAAATGTAACAGGATTTATACCAAGTGCAACTGGCGGAAGTGAAACAACGAAAGTATGTGATTACTATTATCAATACTCAGAATCGGGACGAGATTACTGGCGGGTGGTTCTGGTCGGTGCGGCTGCGGATTACGGTTCGAGGGCGGGCGTGGTCGCGTTGGCGGTGTATAACGCTTCGTCGAAGGATAGTGTGGATATCGGCGCTCGGCTTTGCTTTTAAAATATCATGAAAAATTTATATAGGTTTTTATGCCAGCGGGTAGTTCTGGTCGGTGCGAATGCGAATAACAGTTCGAAAGCAGGCGTTTTCACGTTGAATGTGAATAACACTTCGTCGAATAATAATGTGAATATCAGCACTCAGCTATGCTTATTTTTAACAAATATACGGCATAAAATCCTTGGCTCTCGCCAAAATACAAAGCAACCCTCACTACGTGTTAGTAGGTTAATTCTCGAAAGCTCGGAGGTGAAATAAGCAAAATGAAGAGATATGGTTATTTATACGAAAAGATTTACGACATTGAAAACATTAAGCTTGCTCATAAAAATGCGAGAAAGGGGAAATTGCATTATAAGGAAGTGAGAATGGTGGATAAAAATCCAGATAAGTATTTCGATGAAATCCATAAGATGCTTAAGAATAAAACATACAAAACATCTAAATATGAAATTATTCAAAGAAAAATGGATAGTGGAAAAGTAAGGGAGATATATAAACTTCCATATTTCCCTGACAGAATTATACATCACGCAATTATGCAGATTACAGAACCTATCTGGAGAAAGACGTTAATAAGAGATACTTATTCATCTCTGAAAGGCAGAGGTATTCACGATGGTGTTAAAAGGATAAAGAAAGCTTTAAGGGGTAAGGAAAATACTAAATATTGTTTGAAAATGGATATAAAAAAATATTATCCAAGTATTGATAATGGTATTTTAAAACAAATCATCAGAAAAAAAATAAAAGACCCTGATTTATTGTGGCTTTTAGATGAGATAATTGATAGTTCAGAAGGCGTTCCTATTGGGAATTATTTAAGTCAATATTTTGGGAATCTATATTTAACAGGATTAGATCACGAATTAAAAGAAAAATATAGATTAAAATATGTATTTCGTTATTGTGATGATATTTGTATCTTACATAAAAGCAAAGAATTTTTACATTCTATCAGAGAAGTAATTGAAAAATACTTAATAAAATTAAAGCTCAATCTTAAAGAAAATTGGCAAGTGTTCCCTATTAATATTCGAGGACTTGATTTTCTTGGCTATAGATTCTTTCACGATTACATTCTATTAAGAAAATCAATTAAAATGAAATTCATAAAGAAAATAAGAAAGATAAACAAAGATTGGAAAAATTTATCTCATACTAAGGTAATTAACAGTATAATGAGTTATTGTGGTTGGTTTAAATATGCTAATTGTAAAAATCTTGCAAATAAATATATTGATAATAAGATATTTTGGATAGTGAAATATATATCTAAAAACAATAATATATCAAATCCGTTACAAGGATTAAGATGAAAAAGTTTTCAGATTTTTCAAAAGAGAATGTTCTTGATGGCGAGAAAATGGGAATAGATAATATTCTTAATAAAGAAATATTAATATTAGGATATTCAATCAAAAATAGTAGATATAGCGATAATGGTAATGGTAAATATTTAACTTTGCAGATTGAGAAGGAAAGCAAGAAATATGTTATATTCACGGGAAGTGAAGTTCTTATAGACCAAATAGAAAAATATAATTCTGAGATTCCATTCCTGACAACAATAAGAAAAATAAATAAGTATTATTCATTTACGTAAGGAGAATGAGATGAAAAAATTAATGATTTTAATATGCATAATGCTGATTTTCGGGATATTATCAGCAGAATACATATTACGAGATTCACAAAGCGGAACTAAATTTGAAGAATTTGAATATCTACAAGGCGGTATATTATATCGATTTGATTTCAGGCAAGTAAACGTTCAGGGAATGGATGGTGAAACAACGAAAATGTGGAAGTATAAAGAGTTTTGGTTACCTGAAGAAATAACAGAAGACGAATTGCAGGTAATAATAAAGAAAACCAAAATGGAAAAGAAAGCAAAACCAACTTCTATAAAAGTGTGGAAAAATGAAACCATAAAACCAAAACAAAAATTAAAGAGGTACAAATGAAAAAGATACTAATCTTACTATTGTTTTTACCTATATTTTGTTTTGCACAGACAAAGAATATTGCGCCTGATGGTGGAAATTTAGTTAAGAAAGATGAAGATGGGAATGTGAACATACAGGGGCTTTACTTGGATGAGATAACTACACCGCCTGCGATAAACAGTAAAGGTGCTATTTATCCAAAAGACGATAACAAGTTATACTTCCAAGATGGCGCTGGAACAGAACATACACTTAACCTTAATGGTTCAGATTATGGTGAGATGGGAAATGTGTATGGTTCAGATGCAACAGAAGTATTAGCAGAAGCAAACAAATGGTATGCAATGTATCACGCAAATATTACTGGTTCAGCTCCTCACCTTAATTTTGGTTTCACTTTTACTGCTGGTTCTAATGGAACTATTGCCAGCGTTGCTAACAATGGAAATGGTAAACCAAGATTTACAGATAATGATCACGGTCTGTTAGATGGTGATATAGTTACTATCCAATCAACCGAAGGAAACTATGACGGCATTGGTGTTGTTGCAAACAAAACAGCTAATACCTTCGATATTGAAACAATGACCTATAATAATGCCGCAACTGGATTTTGGCAGATGGGTAGTTACCTTAAATGTGCTACTGCTGGACAGTATAGAGGCGTTTGGACATCTATTGTAACCCAAACATCAACTAACAAGAAAGTTCACATTACGCCTTATATTGGCATTGCTCAAGCCACGAAAGCATATTCCTGTAGGCTTTTTTCGGGAGCTTCTGATACTGGAACTCAAGCAGGGAATGGACTAATGGATTTTGGAGTAGGTGATAGAATCTGGTTTGCTGTTCAAAGCGACAATGCACAAACGATAACTTTTAAAGTTAGAAACGTGTCGGTTCGTTAAGGACAATAAATGAATATCTATATCTTTATGCTAATCTATTTCAGTGTTACTGTGCTCAGATGGTGGAATGACTCAGGATTGCAAGCATTAATCTGGGATATGGTTGACCCTGCTAAGAAAAAAGCAGCGGAATTTCATTGGATTCGCAGTAAGATACTGATATTGATTTCAGCATTGAGTTGGTTTTTTTTATGGAAGCTATCAAACGAGTGGCTCTGGTCGCTTCTTTTTGTTGTATGTATGAATGTAGTCGGAATTGTTATTTACGAGTTCAGATTCAACCAAAAGGCACACGGAAGCTGGAAATTTCATAAGACGTGGGGTTGGCAGATTAAGATATTCGGAATGGTAATAACAATAAACTATCCGAAGTGGCGACACTGGATATTAATAGGGATAGTGAATGCTATTGGAGTTGTAATTTTAGGTAAACATCTCGCAGATGCGATTGATGATAGAATAAATAAAAAAATATAAAATAAAATCGTTAAGGGAATTGAATATGGTAGAATTAATGTTAGGAATAGCTCAAGCAATAATGTCGCCGGAAGTTGTAAAAAGCTTTGTTCAATATGGAATACCGGCCGGAATAATAGTCTTGGGTTGGGCTTTCAACACAAAATATCTTAAGGTTGTTTTTATTAATCGTTTTGAGAACCTGGAAAATTTAGTTCAAAACAATACGGATATCGTAAATAAAATAGGTAAGCTTACTGAATTTAGGGAAAGGCTTCAAGATGTTTATCAAAATGCACTTAAACAAGTTAACGACAATAAGTTGAAAATGATTTTTAATTATACTTATGAACAAGTAGTTGGTTTTGCCGGAGAATATTCCCATGGCCAATTTAATAAAATTGCTACGGAAAAAGTTAATACAGCGATCGATTATGCAATTAATGAAGCAAGAAAGAAAACATTCGAGATATTTCATGGTGATATTGATTTTGTTAATCAATATTTTGAAATAGTACGCGTTGTGCCTGGCAATAAATTCCGCGATAAAATGTTGGAAATTCTGGAAGACAATTTTAATAATAAATCCCGTAAATTCGAACGTGCGGCTATAAGCTTTATGGAAGATACGTTTTCGCTGTTTTCAAGATATTGGACCATCTATTTGATAAACAAAGCTCGAGGGGAATAATGTTTTTGGCGATAGCGGCTGTTCCTAAAGGCGAGGTTACCGATATTATAACGCAAGTATCTGATAAAATAATGCCAGTTTTAATAGGATTAGCTACTGTTGTTATATTGTTAATGCTGAAGCAAAGTATTTTTAATCTATTTGAGGGAATCGCTTTCCGTAGAGATCCAAGATTCAGAGAAGACGACGAAATTATGCTTGGAAAAGAACGTGCGATAATTGGCTCTATTGCATTATTTAAAACAAAGATATACATGTTGAATCCAGACGGCACCATTAAGTCGGCTCGATATTTCCCAAATTATTTAATGAAAACCTTAAGGATCGAAAAAATTATTAATATAAAAGATTTGACAAAAATAATCAAAAATAAAATTGTCGAAACTGACAAATAAAAATAAGGAGAGTGGCAAAATGGCAGAAAACACAGAAATTAAGGATGTGATAAGAATTTTGACTGAAATATCACAAAAAACCTGGGCAGAATATAAGGATGATGATAAAATCACCCTTCGTGAGATCATCGGAGTTATTACGTCCGAAATCCCGGATGTATTACAGAATGTAAATTTTAAAGAGTTCACAACTGAATTGAAAGGTTTTAAACTCAAGAACAACAAAAAACTATTTAAGGAAGATGGTGGCTTAATAGATTTAATATGGGCTATTGCTTTTGATAAATAATATGAAAACGTTTTTTAAATTTCTATCGGGCAATAAAACTATTTTATGTACAACAATTTTTGGTTTTATTGCAAGATTTGGCCTCGATATCGGTATGTCTGAGAAATTAATTGAAATAATTCTTTGGGTTATGACAGCTTTAGGTATTACGAGCTTCGGGCACCATGTTAAGAAGGGAAAACTTACAGTCAAATCTGATTAAATTAATATTTTTCTGAAATTGTGCCTCCTGGCAGCCAAGCTGATAGATAGTGGCGCAAGTGGCAAGATGCCTGGAAAATAAAATTAGACTCCTGACGGCTAAAGTTTCTTAACGGCGAATGCTAGACTAGTAGTCGGAAACGAGAGGACGTACGAGCCTCAGTTGGGGGTATAATATGATTAAGGAAACATCTTAACAAATAAGGTTAAAATAAAAACAAGTATTTTATAGGGAAATAGAATAATGAAACTTCAACGCAGCAGTAAGATGTACTTCGATAAGTGGTTAACGAAAGCAAAGAAGAATAAGATTAATCTTATCCTCAATGAGTACGCTTCGGTAGTTAATTACTTTATTGCCACTTATGAAGCCGATGTTCCCGATATGTCTCAATTTGATTTGAGTTATGCCGTTTACATACAAAAATGCATAAAGGATACCAAAACATGGCTATCTGCCAGGATGATCAAGAACGCATTTTCAGAAGGATATGGCATGGTTCTCTCTGCAAGAGAAAGAGCGGCTGAGGATAGTAGCACTTATGTTCGTCCAGTACATCGCGGAAAGAAGGCAATATTATCGTTAACAAATAATATTCAATCAGAAGAAGTTTCTACCGTAGATTTTGATTTCAATGTCACTTTGGGGTGTATTGGAAACAAAATGAAAATATCCATTCCGCTAAAGAAACATAAACATTGGAATAAATTGAATGCTTTCGGAAAAAGATCGAAATCCATCACTCTCACCAGAAAATATATTCAATTTAGTTTCGAGATTAAGACTGAGCCGAAAAAAGAAAGCGGCAAACTGCTTGGTGTAGATATTGGAATTAATAAATTATTTGCAACCAGCGACGGAAGTTTCTTCGGAAAGGGATACAAGCTTCTTCTCGAAAAACTTATCAGAAAAGAACGCCACAGCAAGGGATATTGTCGAACTAAAAGCGAGATTAAAACACATATCAACGTCGCAATAAACAATATCTTCAAAGACGACTTACAGCTCGTCGTTGTAGAAAAGCTAAAAGGCTTAAAAGATAAAATGAAAGAGAGACGGCGACTTTCTAAGAATATTCGTCGATTTATCAGTGTTTGGGCATATAGATATATTTTAAACCGAATCGAACAGATGTGTGAAATCAATCGTATTAGTTTCAGATCTATTCCGGCGTACAATACTTCTATAACTTGCCCGAGATGTAGCCATGCTGATAAGGGGAATCGAAAGACACAAGAGAATTTTCGATGTCTGAATTGTGGTTATGCAGGCAATGCCGACTTTGTGGCATCCCAGAATATCCTTGTTCGATTTCTTACGGGACCTTACTGTGCCCGTTTCAAACCTTTAGGGAACGGTCCTGGTCAGAGGCTATTATTTTATCGAGATTTCAATGGAAATACGACAAGAATTTAAAGATAAATTTAGAGAATTAAGAAAAGAAGGCAGAAATATCTCATTTATTACGGATGAGCTATATCAAATGAAAGCAACAGCAGAAGAAATAGATGAATTAATCTTAATAGAATTTAAAATTAACGGAAGATTGTGGGAGAAAAAATGAAACAATGTATTAATCACAGCTGTCCTATATGGAAGGCCGGACAATTCGACGAAAACAGGCCAGTTTGTAAAACCTGTCCTCAATGTGTTGAGGCGGGAGGAGATATGTTTCAATATTTGAAAGATATTGTCGGGGGAAAGAAAAAATGAAAAAGATTATATTGTTAATATTGTTAACGTCGTGCTTATCTCTATTTTCGGGAGAAATTAATGTTCTGGTAAAATTTGGAGATTCTGAAACGCTAATAAATACAATAAATTATGAAGCAGGAGTGGAATTAAGAACAGATAATTTTTATATTGAAACAGTTAAGGGGTATAAAGATTCTCTTGATTACTGGAATTATGAGATATCAGCAAGGCATACATATAGATTTAAGAAAAAAGTATGGAGCGAGGATGTGTTGGACTTTAAAAGATGGGCAGAAAGAGATACTTCTGGAACAGCTGTATATGAGTTGATATGCAGAGATAATCCTCCAAAAATAATAGAAACACCCTTTGGTATCCAGGTCGGAGCAAAGGTAATTAAAATTGACCTTAAGAATATTGGATTCACGGAAATTAACCTGAAAGCATTATATGAATATAAGAATAGTAGGACTAAATTTTTCCTATTCAAATATGCTTTACAGGGCAATTATCTTATAGGGGTGGCTCATCAATGGAAAGACAGTAAAACTTCTCCTTCCACAAAGATGGTTATAGAAAGAACTTTGAAACACAAATTGTGGCATATTATGTCGATGGATTATTCCATATCTTATCTGAGTTCGGATTTAAAGACCTTTGATAACGAAATACAGATAAGATTATCGGCTGATGTATATATTTTTAATGTTTTTTTTAGATATTCGCAAAAGAATTACGAAAGATCGACCATGACAGGGCAGTTTGGGATTGGTTATAAATTTTAAATAAGGTTAAGTTATGCAATATTCCGGTAGTAATGATCTTCCTACAGATATTGGCTTATTAAAGTTAAAGGTTTTTGGGGCTTACGACAAAGTTAATAGCGATGTTTATATTGCAAACAATATAAGAGCATATCATTTCTATTTACAAGCATCAGATAAAACCTTAGCTGCAGGAGAAAGAAATTTTGGTAAATCATCTGAAGTAATGACGATCCCTTTACCGGCAATTGCTTTATCCGGAGATCCCCCTTTTACATTAAAGGTCACAGATGCTAATGTTGTTGAATTCGATCCGGCAGATGATGAAATCGGAAAAGATATAGCTAAAACCAATATCGATGGCGCAACTTGTCTTTATATTCCGTATGCTGAAAGATCGAAGATTGGCGAAGAGAGATTATTGGGCGATTATGCTACCACGACAATTGCTGGCAATAAAATACTCTTAACAGATGTACCTTTATCATTACAGGATCATGTTTATATTGGGACACACGCCAATCATGGAACTGAATTACATCGGGTTATAGATATAGATGCTACACACGGCACATTAGATGGAGATATAGATGATGACGATTATGATTTCGTTGTTTATAATTGTTATGATCCATATTTCTATGATAATGTTATTATTGTTCCGACATACAATCTTACAGAGGGAAGTGATTGGCTTAAATTTGTTGCAGGTGAACGTCATAAATTTCTTTTCATTATAGCTGCGACTAACCAATGGATCCCGGATATGTATCTTTATTATTGGTCCATTTCAGAAGATTATGCCGGGAACCTTGAGTGTGATGGAAAAGATTTTGTAACCGAACCAGATTCTCCTTATAAGAATTCGCATTATGCGATAGGATTAATTAATGCTGATAATGCATATTTCTCTAATGTTTTAGCTAATAATCGTATTGGATGCGTTACAACCAGAAAAATTAATACGGTAATAATTTCGATTAATATTACTAATCCTCCTCCTCCAAATCATGCTGATAAATCTTCAAATATTCCGTCTGATGCAGTTTATGAATGGTTAGTAGCCACTGGAGGAGTATACAATCCTGGAACTCAAGCAGGCTTTACTAATGTGCCTGCTGCTAACGAATCTCTAATAAGAACAAAAACTCCAGATGTTTCCATAGAAGTTGTCGTAAACCCAACTGAAGTTTTTGTAAGAATATTAAGTAAGCTTGGTAATTCTATTTGGTATCAACTTTCTGAGGGAGCGGTTGATTTATCATTTATTCCGGCTGATGCTCCCGGACCTACTGGGCCAACCGGCCCAACATCTGAAGTGCCTGGACCAACTGGATCTACTGGACCGACTGGTAAAACAGGCCCAACATCTGAAGTGCCTGGACCAACTGGATCTACTGGGCCGACTGGTAAAACAGGCCCAACATCTGAAGTGCCTGGACCAACTGGATCTACTGGACCGACTGGTAAAACAGGC